CTCCGCTGCCCCGTATAGGTTTTTTGGCCTGGGAGAACCTCCGGAATTTTTTCCTCTACTGAATTTATTCCTAAGGATTAAATCCCTGTCCTTCATTCTTATGATTTCATTCCTAAAGATTTAATTCCTATTTCACTCAACACAAACCAACTGCATTCCATTTGCAGCCACACATCTACCGGGCGTCGCCACAACGCGCGGGACACAACCTAGCTGCACTCCTCAGGCCGCAACTAAGTCTTTCTCACACACGCTAACACGTACTTGTTGACCAAGTAATTGCATCAATACATTCGCACGCTCTGCTGATGTCATACCCTCGTAGATGCACACCGTACCAGCAAACGCACCGTGTTCAATGCGTACACGTTGTCCCTTACGCAACGCAGGTGCAGGTTGATAAAACCCGTTTCGCTCTTCTACCTTCAACCGTTCCACCACAGCGTCGTCCAGCGTTGCAAGTTGTCCGTTGCTCATAAGCACGTAAGCAACACCTAGAATGTTTGATATTGATTGCTGTGCTGTGTGCAACAAGCGCTGCACGAAAACATACCGAGGGAACAATGGTTCAACATGTTCAATGCGTCTACCTGCATATCGCTTGACGTATCTAAGTTTAGGGAGCCAACAATGCAGACCCACGCGCGTTGCGTGGTGCACGAATTTGTCCTCGGCCTGTGGGTGTGTGAATACAATAGCCCAGGGCATAAGCGTGTGCGCTCCTGGGTCAATGGTTATAAGCGCACACAACACAGCAGCACAAGAGACCTTTATTAAAAATGTTGCAGCTGAGCACCTACGACTAAAGTGTACCCGCCAAAACAAGGCGGGAAATCCAGTACCCTTCATTTTGTCCCCCCTTCTGAATTTTGTCCCCCCTTTAAGTAAAAACAATGGGTTAGGGGAAGGCGGGAAAGTGAGAAGGCGGGAAAATGATAGAGGTAGGGGGAAGGCGGGAAAGGTGGAGAAGGGGGGAAACAGGTTATAGGGGCTAAGTCATTGATTTAAAGGGAAGGCGGGAAAGGCGGGAAAGGCGGGAAAACATAGTGTAATAGTGTCGTCCCCACCTTGGCGCGCCAGCACCGCACCTGACACCCATAACACCCAGCGACTCCGCAGTCGGCAGGGGTCAGCGATGTCAAACAGGTGTTGACACCAGCTGACACCACCAGAACGCGGACTCACGCGGAGTCAGCAGAGTCTGCTGAGTGTCAGCCCCTGCATACCACCTACAGCGAGGATTCAGCGCGGCTCAGCTGTAGTCAGTGAAAGTCTGCCCCAATAAGCCACCGCAAGCGCACACTCACCAGGACTCAATGAGATTCACCGCGCAAAGGGATACGAGGGGGCCCAGCTCACACCGACGCAGCCAGTAACCACCCAGCTGAGCACTATGCCGCGCCGGTAGCAACGCAAGTACAGCGCGCCGGCCGGCCACCGCTTACGCGCTGCCAGGAAGGTGTGCACCACCAAGCGCAGGGACGGGGAACGGTGGTGGTAGCAGCTAAGGAAAGTTTTGCCATATGAGGCTATGCGCATGTCGTGCTCCTGTGTTTGTCCCTGCATGCTACACCAGCAAGGCACGGTACTTCAAGCGAGTCAGCGGGATTCAGCGAGACTCAGCAGAATTACCCCGAAAATAGGGGTTATTTAAAGAAAGGCAGCACAATTCTGCTGGCTGGTTTGAAAGGTAGCACAATTCAGCGCCCACTCAGCCACATTCGGTGCTATTCAAGGGGACTCAGCTGCATTCAACCCCGTTTGCCACCGCTGACGCCTATTTCAACAGGGTTCAAAGGGGTCAAGCAGCAGTTGACACCATTAGACCCAGCAGAATCTAGATTCTTAAGGGGTCGGCAGGGGCTAACACCACCTTGACCCCACTGACTACCCGAGAAACGTGTTTCTCAGGGTGTCAGCGGTATCCAGCAGCAGTTGACACCTGCCAACCCCGGAGAAACGCGGTTCTCACGTAGTCACAGGGGTCAAACACCACCTGACACCCCTAAACCCCTGCCGACTCCGGGTTCACAAGGGGTCAAAGGGGTCAAAGTGGCCTTGGATACCATTGGATACCCAAGAAACAAGGTTCACAAGGGGTCAAAGGGGTCAAAGTATGGCTAACACCCAGCCAGCCGGCCCTAGGCGCGCACCCCACCAAGTCCCGGCATTACCCTACCCCACCCAGCCAGCACCAGCGCCGGCTATGCTCCCCGCGGACCTGGTGTGTCCCTACTCTGCGAGACTCAGTGTGATTCAAAGAAGCAACCGCCACATCCACGGCCCCACCTCACCCCGTGTTTTTTCCGACACTACCCCGAGCTTGTCCTTTGCATAGCGCAACTGGTGACCTGTAAACCCCTCCTTAAATGCAGCAGCTTCAATGTCGGGTGCAGCAACCGGACCTTCACGCAACATGTCACACAACCAGTTCTGAACCTTGTTGTGCTCCTTTGCTTTTTCCTTGCGCTCAAAGCTCCCGTTGCTCGCAGCTACCGCATCATCGGCCGTAACACCCTCAACCTCCCCTTCCCACACCACAAACGGCGCGTCGACATCCACCCCTGTGACGTGGTCTTTTTCAACAAACTTCACCTCCTGCTTATATGCAAGCGACGGCATCATTTTGTGCACGTTGGTTTTAGCGTTTGAAAACAACTTGCGACCTGTGGGAACACGTGCACCTTCCTCGTCCTTTTCCATTTCGTCAGTGCAGATGTGCCCAATTCTACCGGCAGCAATAAAGGCCTGTGACCCTATAAAGTGGTCAATGGCACGCGTCCCCGCGCTCTTGGGTGGATGCGTAATGGTTGACAGCGCGATGTTGGTACGTTCAGCAAAGTCCTTAAGGGGACCGAGCTGCGAGCGCACCTCCGTGGCTTTGTGGCTGTCCATTTTACCACCCATGTAGGCCGTTATGGGATCAAGTGTAATCAACCCCACGTTGCCAATGTCCAGCACAATGCGCTCGAGCTGGTCGAGGTCCTCGGCCAGGAGGAACTGGCGGTCCTTACCCTCCGAGCGTATGCGGTTCAAAATGAAGACGCGTCTGCAATCGGCACCCGCTGCCAGCAAGCGCGGTTTGACCTCCTGCTCGAGCGTATCTTCTGCCGTAAGCATAATGACGTTCATGGGTTCAACAGCAGGTGCACCGTCCGGCCACGGCAGCCCCGCTGTGGCGCACGCTATGAAATGGATCTGCACCTGCGACTTACCCAGCCCAGGGATCCCCGTGAGCAGCTCTTGCGCACCGCGTAACAGATGCCCCGGCCACACCCAATCCTTGGCGCGCGAACGTATGTCAGCAGCGCACAACACAAGACTGGTCTTCTTGCTGGTTGCTTGCGGCTGGAATTTTCTTCTTATGCGCAGCACGTCCGCGGACAAATCCTTGCCTTCGACGTAGCGCTTGCCAATACCTCGAGGATGCGTGTTAAAAAGCGCAATGATATCGGGGTCGGATACGCCGCGCGTTTGGAGTTGTTCTATGACCGATGCAGCGGTTGAAGACGTGTCTTCCCCTTCGTAGGGTGGTGCCGCTATTGCTTTCTTCAATGCTGCCGGCAATTTTGCGAACAGATCTCCCAGCGCTGTCGCGCTCTTGGGTGCTTGCGGTTGCTCGGTGGGGATAGGTTGTTCGGGTGCTGGGAATGCTTCCAGCATGTGGATGGAATTATTAAAGCGAATGAGCTTGGTGGGGCACGGGGTGCGGCCCGCCTCGAGCTTTTTCTTGTTGGGGATGTTGGTGGTGCCTGGTAAGCGCAGTATGCGGTCAATATTTTGTGTGCCTGCAACCGATCCCAGCTTAAGCATTAACGCTGCCGCGCGCTGCTCAACATCCTCAATTATTTTTGCATCCTGTGCGGCGTAGGACTTTTTACCCTCAGCGCCCGCAATAGGTTCACCCAGCGTAATTGGTTCAGCAAGCTTCCACAGCGCTTGGATGCCGTTGCCCGAGTCTATAATAACGGTTGACGGTGGATGGTAGGAAGTAAGCGCGGTCAGGTAACGCGCCTTTGCCTGCTCCGGTGTTTCGTCGTGCTTGGGATCAAGGTCCGCGGGGATGTACTCAATTGCCGCAATGTCAAACTTGGAGGCCTTTTTAATTAAGTTGGAGCGCGTGGGATTGACCGAGAAGTATAGATTTTTGTGCTTGTCACGGAAGCGTACGAACTTAACCACCTGCTCGGGGTCGTCCGTGGTGATGGTTTCAGTGGGACCGTCGGGCACAATGGCAGTGAGCGTCCACGGCCCGCCTGGGCGCAGTTGCTCAAGGAACTCCACCGTCTCCCTGTAGTCCTGCGGTGGTGGTTGCCCGCCTGCTGGTTGTTTCCAGGGTCGCTCTGCTGTCATGCTGCACCGTTAACCCACTCGGTGCCATCCTTAAGCTTGTATTTCACCCAGCGGTCTTTTTCGTTTGCATCAACCTGCTCCCCAGGAACAAGCGACGGAAGGAATAAGTGCTTGGGGCAACCCTTTTGCTGCTCGTCGTACTCAAGCTCCTTATCGTACAGCGTACAGCGCACCACCGCACCGTCAAGGAACTCAGCTGAAATACACGTGCGGCAATTTTTGCGCGCGAGCTCTCCCGCATGACATACGTCTGCGTGGTTGCACCACTGGCAAGCGTAAGCTGCCTTTGAAGTAGGGTCTTCAAACAGTTTACCGGGTGCAACATGTGCAGCCACAATGCGGCGAACCTTTGCTTCAACCTGTAGCGCGTGCACCTTATCGAACTCAATGCGCTCTGCATACAGCGCATCATCGTTCTTATTAACTGCCAAATAGAGCGCGCGCTTTATGTTTTCAGCGTGCATGTATGCTTGGCACTGCGCATAGTGATCGGGCTTTGTTGCTTTCAGCTTCTTTTTCTTAAGCTCCTTAAATGATTTTTCGTTGTGCGATTTGCACTCAACCACATGCACTGTCGCGGGTGCTTCGGGTAGACCTGTTACCTTACCATCCAGCCTCCCACGCAGCCAACCTTCCACCAGCTCAACGCGAAACTGCTGCCCCGTTGCCGGGTCCAGGCGTTCAACCTGCATGCCGGCGTTTTCCAGGTCGTCAAGCAACCGCTTTTCCTCAAGGTTGCCGGTATCAAACCTGCGCTGCTTTTGCCCGCTAATTTTTTCAGGTGGCGACACCCACCGCAACGTGTACCAAATAGCGCGCTCGCATTCGTTTCCAATTATCCCCATAGGAACACCGCGTGAGTCACCAAAGTTGGAGCGCTTTTCGTACGCGTCCCAAATAGCGTTGACGGTGTGGCTAATAGGTTCGGGGAGAGCTACCATTGTGAGACCCCAGGATGCCGGGGCATTTGCGCCCCGGCTGTTGTAGCGGTGTTGGGTTAGAACGGGATCTCGTCGTCCAATTCCTGCGTTGTTTTATTCGCCCACGGCTTAGCAGGTGCAGCCGCTTTCCCCTTTTGCGCTTGTACCGGCGCTTTGCCGGGTGCGGTCCTGGTCGGTCCCTTGTTGGGCATTGCATAGTGCAGCGTATTCTGCGGTCCGTACACACCATTGGGATCTCGCCGCACACCCACACGTGCGGTGAACGGTTTGAAATGAAGCTGCTCGGTGTCCTTGAGCTGGCCGATGTCAAGGTGGATCAGGTTGCACAGCGACTTGAGGGAAGTCTGCGCAATGCGCTGCGCCTCAGCGCTTTGATTGCGGATGTTTAAGCGATCCCATATCAAGCGGTTGGCATACTCCCCGTCGATAACCTGCACCGTGAGCACAAGCATTTCGCCCGTACCTGCTTTTGTCTCCTCGATCTTGCTGTCAATCACCTGCATGTTGTAGGTGCCCGACGGTATTGGGTCGAAGTTACGCTCATCGTCCGGGATTTCGTTGGGGTCGAATTGTTGATTAAGAGCGACCATGGAAATGTTCCTTTGTGTTGATGTTGCGTGCGTCAGCCTGCTGCCATTGGATTGGCAACCGCTTTTAGCTTCTTGGTTTCGGGAAAAAACGGAGCAAGGGTTTCATAGCCCTTACCCTTTTCATATTGAACCTTGTCCGGCAAATTGTAGCGGTTCTTTGCCACGTATGCGGGACGCGGTGTTGCGTGGATGAAGCGGTTGCCACCACCGTCAGCACGCACCCGCGTACCTGGGCCGGTCTTGGCCTTGGGGTCGTTTTGTTTGAGGGTGATGTCCTGGTTGAGGAACAGGATTGCGTCAACCTCGTCCTGAAAGATCCCAATGGCGCGCTTGTGCAGCCGTATGTCGTAGCGGCTGTACGACGCGGTCATGGGGTCATTGACGGTTTCAATTGTTGAGTGCGCAATGTACACAACACCCATGCCTTTATCACGCCGCAGCGCGTTCATGCCGTCGAGCATTTCACGCCAGTAGTTGTCAGCTGCAACGTAGCCTTTACCGAAGCCTGGTGTTTCAATGTTTTGCCACTGGTTGTCAGCGCACACCTTTGCCCACACCAAGGGTTCAAGCTTGTCCAAGCTGTCAAGCACCACCGTCTTGCCCTTGTGGTGCTCGGTGTACAGCAAAGCGATTGCTTCCATCACCTTGTCGTAGCTGTCCAAGCGACCAAAACTTTGCAGCTCGAGGTCCGACGGTGTGCCGTCTTCGACCTGTAGAAAAACCGGATCGGGCCACTCGGCCGCGAGCGTGGTTTTACCAATACCAGGAGGGCCGTAGATTAAAGCCCTGGGTGGCATGGTCGCCTTCACCGTGTGAAGGTCTTTCATGCTTAGTGCCATCTGCTACCTTTCGGATGACGCGTGCCCCTGGTTGATGTGCGTAAGGAATGCAACGGGGATCGTTGAGTCATCGTTTTGCGAGCACTGCCCGCATTGCACTCCTTTTACCAAAGTGAATTCCTTGCCGGAAAACATCCATGTCACGCAGCACCTCGAGCGCTTCATCCAGCCCGTATGCAATGTGATAGACACCGCCTGCATTAGTTAAGCTGGTTTGAAAACCGCGCTGCTCTTCAGACTGCTTACCTGTTTCGGTCTTAAGCTCGAGACCGTGAAATATGCGGTCAACAACAAACATAAGGTCAGCTGCACCCGGCAGCACACCCTGCGCCTTAAGGCGCGTGCCGGTAGTGCGCGAGCGTTGTTCTCCGTTGGGGCATGCCCACCAGCAGATATCATACCGCGCATAGACACGAAGCAGCAGTACGATATGTTGCTGCAACGCGTCCTCGGACATTAACGCTTTGCGCGTCATGCTGGTTGCTTTAATTGCTTAGCAGCTTCCTCGAGTAGCTCGCGCAAGTCAGCAAACGCAAGTACATATTCACCATTTAAATTCCAAGGAAAAGTTACCTTGGCTAGATCTTCAAGTTTTTGAATTAGTAATGCTCTGTTCATTTTGAAGTCTCCTGTGTTGCGCGAAAACGGTAGTTAGTTTTTTAATTGAACACAAGTCCCAACTGCGCTTCATCCGTCGAACCCCAATCCGGTCCCAGCCCACCGTCAACGCGCAATGGCACCTGCAACTGCACGCAGGTTTCCATGATATGCTTTAATTCCTGCAACGCCTCCTGGTGTGCTTTTGTGTTGTCAACCGATCCGTCGAGTTCGTCGTGCACGGTCAAATGCGGCACACCCAGCACATTGTACACACCGTCCTCCCAGCTCTGCACCATAGCGCGCTTCATAATGTCAGCAGCAGACCCTTGGATTAACGCGTTGAGCGCTTTATGGGTGAACGCACGCTTTGCACCTGGGACACGCTGTTGAAAGTACGCTGGCACATGCTTGCGCTTGATGGGGTCGTAATGCTGCTTTTCCCACACGTTGAACCTGCGGCGTCTTCCCAGCAGTGTGCGAATCTCCCCCTCCCTGCTCGCCCTCCTGCTGGCTAAGTTATAAAGTGGTCGCGCAAAGGGTGCGCGTTTGTGAAACGAATCAATAATTTTTTGACCCTCGTCAACTTCAACCCCGAGGTTGTGACAAAGCAGCCACAACCCTTGCCCATATATCAGACCAAAATTAAGCGTCTTGGCTTGCGGGCGGGATAGGCCGGTGAGCTGCGCCATCATTGCATGGTAGTCAGTCTGCGGGTCAATGATGTACCGTTTAACTACCTCCATCGCACCGCGCAGCTTGAGCAGCGCTGCATAATGCACCACCAAGCGGTATTCAATTTGACTCCAGTCAAGCTTGTACCACTGCTGCCCCTCCTCGGGAATAAACACCTGTCTAATTAAGCGCCCATCCTCGGACCTGATGGGTATGTTTTGCAGGTTGGGATGTGAGCTTGAAAACCTGCCGCTGACCGTACCACCGTCGTCGGAACGCAGTTGGTTAAACTGGCAATGGATGCGACCGTTGACGTGACCTTCCTGGATGTACCCTTTAATGAATGTTTCCTTAAATTTGTCAAACCCACGCGCTTCGCTAATCAGGTTGGCAACCGGGTGCGTGTGCTGCGCAAGCCACTCCTTGCGAAAGGATGGTTTGTTGGTTTTTTCCGTGCGGTAGTAGGGCAGCTCGAGCTTATCAAATACCTTTGCAATGCTGTCAGCTGCCCAAATATCAACCCCAATACCGGCAACAAGCTTTATCTTGTCCAGGATCCGGTTCTGCTGCTGCTCCATGCTTTTGTATAGTTCATCAGCACGATCCAGGTTCACCCGTACCCCGCGCTGGTGCATCTGTAGCAACAGCGGAATAAGCTTGCTCTCCATTATGAACAGATCCCACAGCTTAAGCGCTTCAAGCTGTGCGTGCTGCTTAGCAAAAATGCGCAGCGGTAAATCAACGTCTCCTTCCGCATACGCTGCAACCACGCTGGGCGGTGCGCGCCAGATGTTGGACTTTATGTTTTGCTCAGTGCCGAATGCACGCTTCAACCACGTTGCCATCGCGTCGTCTTTTTTACCCTCCTCCAGATATTTGCGCGCTAGGGATTCCAGCGAATAGCTCAAACGGTTTTCATCAAGCAACGGTTCCGCCACCTGGATGTCATAAAAGGGACCGCGCGCCCTGACGCCCGCTGTGGTTAGGTAGTCCAGGTCGTAGAGCAAATTGGTGCCCACCTTGGGGACAGGTATTTGCAGCACACCGTCCAACCACTCGAGCACCTTTTCGCGTGGTAGGTTTGGCCCCTCCTTGTGTGCTATTGGATAATAGCAACGGAACCCAGCTTCAGTCCCCACCGAGATGCCTGCAATGTAACCATCGCGCTGTGCACCAGGACCGCGCGTAAGCAGCTCGGGGTCATACGTTTCAGTATCAACTGCAATCAACCCTTGGCCACTTAAGTCGGGGAATTGTGTTGGCAGCGTCCAGTCGGTTTGCGGTGTGGGTGGTAGCGGACCTTGATAAGTAGAAGCACTTCTAACAGGTGGTGCATCTTCCCAAAAAAGTCCAAACGCATCATCACGCATGTTGTGCTCCTGTGAATTGTTTACTTTTAAATTTTTTTGTAATAGGAGACAAGCGTGGTTCAGTTTCGACCTCGGACATCGCGCAGCAGTGTCCGGAAAAGAGTTAGCTTGTAGCGGCACCCGCCGTTCGCAACTTAGCTCCTGTGGGGTTAGAAGCTGACGCAAGCGCGGCGCGGCGGCCACATAGGAATTTCAAAATGCCAACTGTGCACCCAACATACTTTACTGACACGCGCATGTGGTGTGTCGAAGACCCACCGCTGCAAGCACCGTCGCTGCGCGAACTAAAAAAATTGCTTCCGCGCGGTTGGAAGATAGCGGGATATTTTCCTAACGGGTTTCAAGCAACACGCGCACCTGGGGAAGCGGTATTGCGCCCCGTGCTGAATCACCCACCAAAGTTTCGAGATAATACAGGAAAATCAAGAGTTTAAAGTTCTTGCTATTTGAAGCTTCTTGGGCTAAACTTCTTGCATCACAGGAGGTTAGCGATGTCAACATACAAACTACAGCCCCGCGAAAGTACTTGCACGTTCCACAAAATCACGACCGGGCGCAAATGGGTCGGTCGTGTAACACAGCACGCAGATGGGGATTGGTTAGGTATTATTGGTCCCCTCATGCTTAAGCGCCCCACACGCGAGCAAGCATTTGACGATGTAGTTGCGCAGCACCTTGGCTACCCAAGTGGTGTAGCGTTGCGCAATAAAAACAGTCAAGTCCGTAAAGCTAAGCGTTTGGTCAACCAAGTAGCGGATCACGCGTTTGCTGAATATCAACGCGGCAATATGGCACTGGCGGATAAGCTACTTACCAATCCCACGGGTGCTACTGCATTTATCAATGCAGCGTCGCGCAGCATTTTCCGCAAGTAATTAACCCAACCTTCCACCACAGGAGCACACCATGAAAGTCCAAGACCTTATCGACCAGTTGCAGCAGTTCGACCCACTCGACGAAGTGCACTTTTCCTACAACTCCGGCGACCACTGGCACACCACCGTTGTACCCGTTGTGCGGTGCGTGGAAATGTTGCCGATAATTGAGTCCGAGTACCATGACAAGCCCATACTCCTTGACGACGAGGATGAGCGCTACGACGACGCGCAGCAGGTAGTTGTGCTGAGTTGATGCCTTGCTCCCTGCACACCCATGCGGTGTGCAGTATGGAAGGCAAACTTAACCACAGGAGCAGACGATGAACACCAAGCTACAAAACCGGCGGTTAGATGAAGCAGCGATGTTGCGTAAAATGTGCATTCAGCAGACCACCGAATGGATGGATGACGTTATTAGTACGCTTGAGCGCGGTGTGCAGGACTTGCGTAGTCGCAAACAAGCGTTTCTTGCGTCCACCGACCCCAAGATTGCTGACGCACAGCGGCAGCTGGGTAAGCCCATTAATCAGCTGTCCTATTTTGTAAACGACTACACCAATGTCACCCGCAACTTGCGGATGGATATGGTGCCCAACTTGGCGGCTGCGCTAACTGTTAGCAAAGTTTCCAGTTAACCCACCACATCACAGGAGCATACAATGACCACGTTGAAACAGATACGCGAAACGGTGCACGCGGACCAAATCAGCCACAAAAAAGACGGCACCATCATATTCCGTGAAGGGTACTTCTACCACGGTGGGCGCACCGCCGAAAAGTTCGCCCAGCGCATCACTCAGGCTCTTACGACAGCAGGTATTGCCCACACCGTTGTCGACTGGGGTGACCACTGGGCCACCTTCCGTGGCAATGCACCCCTGGCGCGCAGCTCCCACTTCTACGTTCAGATCCGCTTGCAAGGTTAAGGAGCACACAATGTCCAAATCAAAACGCGAACGCATGTTAACCGCGCTGGTACATTGCATCGACGCAGCACCTGAAGCAAAACAAGCTGAGCTTGCTGCTGCATTTGATGACTACACCAAAACGTACAAGCAGCCACCGCTGGATACCCTGGCCGGCTGGCTGCTTGCTGCAATCGAGGACGGCATTGCATCTTACCAGATGTCCCTGGAGCTTGCGCACCAGGAGTATATGGACGCACACCATTAAATGCCTTGCTCCCTGCCGCTCTCGGGCGGCAGTATGGAAGGCACTACAACCACACACAGGAGCAGTACAATGCGAAAACCCTTTAACCTACAGCAAGCACTCACCCAGGCGTGGGACCTTATGTGGCAACGCAAACTCGAGCAGCGCAAGGTCGCTGAAAAGGCCCTTAAGAAAACCGGCAAGCAGCCGTGGGGCTACGCGGAAACTTTTTACACCACCGCAACGGATATGGAGCGCATGATACGGGCCTTTGCAACCGCGGATATGGAAGGCACCCCGCGTGAGCAGGCAAGTGGAATGTTTATTGGCGGTGGCGTGCGTATTTCCACGGGCATGCGCGGCACACTGCTTGATGCTTGCCGGCAGTGGCTACTGCGCAACCCCAAGATCAGCAGCCACAATTTCGGGCGCGGGCATATTAGCGGTCAACGCTTCCGCCCCGTTGGGCAACCTATTGGTCCAGCTGAGCAAGTTACCATGCAGAAAAAAGCGGAACGCCGCGCTAACCCGCGCCCGCGCTTGTATCACTACACCGAAAGCGAATACGGTGGGCGTCCGTGGTGCACCCGTGCGCGGCGGTCTGCTTATTCCTGGCGTCCCAGCCGTCACGTATGTACAACGCACAACCAGCAGCAAGTCACCTGCCCACGCTGTTTGAAGATGCTTGCTGCTGATCCGCAGTGTAAGTAAGTTATCGCCCATACCCCATCACAGGAGCAGTACAATGGTACAACTTAACCTCAACCAATCCGGTGTCCCGGTTAGAACGGACATTGCTTGGTCCCCACAGCAACTCAGCTTTCTGAACTGGTGCAAGTCAGGTGCAGGGTCGTGCATCCTGGTAGCCGTGGCCGGCGCTGGTAAAACCACCGTGCTCATCGAAGGTGGTCGCGTCATTGCGGGTCAGGTTGCATACATGGCCTACAACAAGGATATTGTGAAGGAAACGAACGAGAAGTTGCTCAAGCTTGGTATTGACTGGAAAAAAATGCAGGCCAAGACCGCGCACGGCTTCGGCTCCGGTGCATACCGCAAAGCGCGCCCGAATGTGCGGTTGGATGAGTTTAAGATCCGCGACATTGTAGAACAGTTGGTGCCGGAGAAGCACCCCTTGGCCATCCACCAGGACGCAATATGCAAGCTAGTATCGCTTGCCAAACAAGCGGCGTTCGGTGTGGTGCACGCGCTGGCAGACCAGCACTTATGGCTGGAAATGGCCGAGCACTTTGATGTGTTTGATGATGACGATAAGCCCGCCCCGCGCGAGGAGATCATTGCGCTGGCAATTGATGTGCTTAAGCAATCAAACACCATGCTTGACATCATTGATTACGACGACATGATCTACATGCCGCTGCTGCACCGCTGCCGCTTCTGGCAATTTGACGTGGTCATGGTGGACGAAGCACAGGACACCAACGCCGCGCGCCGCGCACTGGTGCGTGCGATGGTCAAGAAGGGTGGGCGGGTCATTGCAGTGGGTGACCCAGCACAAGCCATCTACGGGTTCACAGGTGCGAATGCTGACAGCCTTGACCTTATTGCCAAGGACTTCAACTGCGAGCGCCTTCCCCTTACGGTGTCTTTCCGTTGTCCGAAGCAGGTGGTCGGCTTTGCGCAGCGGTGGGTGTCGCATATCCAAGCTGCCGACAGTGCACCTGATGGTGCTGTTAGCAGCACCAGCATGGAAGCGTTCCTTAAGCGCAATGACCTGAGCGGTTCCGCTGCTGTGTTATGCCGCACCAATAAGCCACTTGTGTCGCTCGCGTTTAAGCTTATCCGCCAGCGCACACCTTGCCGCATAGAGGGGCGCGACATTGGCAAGCGCATTCAAAAGCTGATTACGCGATGGAAGGTGAAGACGCTGGATGCACTCGAGACCAAGCTTGACACCTACCTGGCGCGCGAGACGACCAAGCTGCTTGCCAAACGGCAGGAAGCAAAGCTTGCTGAAGTTGAGGATGCAGTTGAAACCGTGCGTGTCATTATTGACCAATGTCGCGCGGAAAAGAAAACCACCATACAAGACGCAGTTGACTTCGTGGATGGTTTGTTTGCGGATAAAGTAACTAACATGCTGGTACTGTCTTCCATCCACAAGGCAAAGGGGCGCGAGTGGGAGCGCGTGTTCTGGTTGGACCGCGCTGGTACTTGCCCTTCGAAGTGGGCGCGCCAAGCATGGCAGCAGGAGCAGGAAAAGAACCTGATGTACGTTGCAGCTACTCGCGCCAAGGCTGAGCTGATTGAACTTGCACCCGAACAGAGGAGGGCGGCATGACTGTGCTGAGCAAATATCCGAAGCCCACGCGAGCGGAGGAGGTGAAAGTGCTAGACAATTTGAGGTTCTGCGTGTTTCGGGACTATTCACAAAAGCACCACGAATCTTGGCGCGTAACTTACGACGGCAAGCTAACCACCCCTTGTTTCAACAATCGCGGCGCAGCCTATGGCTATCTCGAAATGCTGCAAAAGGGACGCCGAAAACCGGAGTTTGTGTGATGCGCAACCTAATCATAAGCATCGAGCTGCTGGCAGTGGTTGTTAGCTTAATGATCGCTTCCAGCGTACTTGGTTCCAGCGTCGCGGTGATGTTGCTGCACGGTTTAGGTGCACGATGAAACCCTGCACCTTAGATCACACAGCTCCAGACATCATACCAAAATTCCTTTGCCGTCTATGCAACCCTGAAAAAGCAACCTGGGATCTAACGGCGGCAAATATTATGGGCGATTTCACTTCATCACCTGCGGTGTCCTTTGTCGACCGCCTCGAGCGCGAACGACAACTGCGCACCCAATACAAAAAGGAGCGAGCGGAAGTACGCATCAAAAAACTTAAGGCAAGTTTAGAACGAAAGAAACTCACACCAATCTCAACTGAAGGATTGCGGTGGGACACTAAGTGGTCTAAATGGGTTCCCGATACAGTTTCAACACAGGAGAACGACAACATGTCACGCCTAACGCTTACCCCATACGATAAGAACGATCAGCCAATTCCGCGCGGTTTTACTTCGGTGAATGAAGACGCGTCGCCGGACGAAATCAAACAGAAGGTTCGTCACGCGTTTGTACGCGCCGGCATCGGCAGAACGGTCAAGGTGGTTGCAACGAAAAAAGGTGGTGGGTCGGTTCAAACCTACACACCAAGCGACGTTGCACTTGCAATCACCGCAGCAGCCCCACAGTCAACCGAACCAGCTACGGCGACAGAGGAGGATGAAGTGAGCAAGCGCAAGAAGACAGCGGCAAAAAAGGGTAACGGCGAAGCGCGGCGCACGCGTGCAACCGTCACCCTGGAGATGCTTGGTCGCAAGACCGGCACCACTGCGGAAGAACTGGTGGAAGCGTTCAAGCGGGAATTTGGCGAGGGCAAGCTTACCACTGCGCACCTTGCCATCTACAAAGCTCCCAAGGCCGCGAAGAAAAAGATTGTTAAGGAAAAGTCCGAGACACGCGGCACGGTGTATTACTTGGCCTAGTTGCCCGGCGCGCCTGCTGGTTGCAGCTTGCTCTGGCGGTAAGTTGCAACCAGCCCTTTTCCTGCACAGGAGGGTTCCTTGATCACCACAGTCTCGCGCCGCTACCACTTCGAAGCAGCGCATTATCTGCCGCGTGTACCGGAAGGACACAAGTGCAAACGTATGCACGGTCACAACTACGAGCTGGAAATAACCGTATCCGGGGAAGTTGAAAGCGATGGGTTCATTATTGACTTTTGGGATTTGGACAAGGTGGTGCAGCCACTCATTGACATGGTTGACCACCGCACGCTCAACGATATTGGTGGGCTGGAAAACCCCACCGCTGAAAACATTGCAGCGTGGTTCCTTAACCACCTCATGCACCAAGGCGTGAGTAAGGTGCGTGTGTATGAAACAAAGGATTGCTGGAGTGATGTCTTCTTAACGGTTCTCTAATATGCACAACACAGGAGCACAAAGTGAAAAAAGTCTACCTCGGTGGTCCCATATACGGGATCGCTGACCCCAGGAGTTGGCGAGCAGTTGCCTCCGTTTTTTTGCCCAAGGGCTGGCAAATAGTTGACCCCACGGTCTTTGAAGTTGCGCACTTGACGTGCGAACAGTTGGTCAAGCTGGACCTGCATCACCTTAAGCAGTGCAATGCGTTGCTGGTGCGTGCGGAGCAAGCGTCGTGGGGCACGGCCATGGAAATCTTTTACGCACACCAGCAGGGCATCCCCGTGCTTGCATGGCCCTGCTATTTGGAACGTGCGCCGTGGTTGACCGCGCATGTGACGGAATTCTTTAGTACGCTCGAGGACGCAATGCAGGGGCTAGCTCATGTCAAATAAACGCATTGTCACAGCTGAAGAAGTCATGTTTCAAGCATTGCAATGTGCAATGAATATTGAAGCGCGTTTTGGTCAGAGCGATAACCTCCCACATCTAAAACTCTACGGCGTTCCACGTGGTGGTGTGTCAGCAGCGCTCGCTGTGCTAAGCAAATCAAACTGGCAAGGGTGGTCGCTTACTAGCGATCTAGATCAGGCCAACGCTGTTGTTGACGACATTTATGACAGCGGTGCAACCGCAAAACGCTTTAAAGCTTTTAACACGCGGTTCTTCACCCTCTTCGACAAACGCGAACCCCTATGGGCCGGACAGTGGCTTGTTATGCCGTGGGAAGGAAGTGAGGAGGGTAGTGCAGAAGACATTGTGACACGCTTGCTGCAATACATTGGGGAAGACCCCAACCGCGAAGGGTTAAAGGATACACCAGCGCGCGTGTTACGCGCTTGGAAAGAGCGAACTATAGGCTACGGGCAGGACCCCGCTGCTGTCCTAAAGTCGTTTGAAGACGGAGCACAGGGGTGTGATGAGTTGGTTATTGTACACAATATCCCTGTGATATCCGCGTGCGAACACCATTTGGCCGACATCGTAGGTGTTGCGCACGTGGGGTACATACCAAACGGACGCATCGTTGGTCTAAGTAAGCTTGCACGCTTGGTCGAGATTTATACGCGCCGGTTAATTGTGCAGGAACGCGCAACGGTGCAGATCGCAGATGCGCTGGTTAAGCACCTCGAGCCGCTTGGTGTGGGTGTGCTGATACGCGCAAGTCACGCTTGCATGTCAACGCGCGGTGTTAAAGTGCACGGGTCTGTCACCACGACGTCCGCAATGCGCGGCGCGTTGATGGATCGGGGGGAAGCGCGCAAGGAGTTCATGGACCTTTGTGCAATGGCTGAAAGGGACGCACAATGAAAAAGGCCTGCGTACTCTCCTCTGGTGGCATGGATTCCTTTTTGCTTTGGAAATTGTTTGCACCCGAAGCGCGACAGGTATTTGTCAATATCCGCCAGCCCTACATTGTAAAGGAACTGGATGCAATGTGGGCTATCCGGAAGTTCACAGGTGCTGATTTTGATGTATTGGAAGCGACTAGAATAGGCGAAGGCGAAGCACCCAACGGCATCATTCTGCACCGCAATGCGCTGCTGATTCTCACAGCGGCCACTTACTACAGCGAGATTCTAATGGGTGTGCTGGCGGATGAAATCAACAGCGACAAGTCACCGGAATTCTTTAGCGCTATGGAAACGGTGCTCAATATCAGCCATCGCGGACAATACTGGAACAACGGTGTGGGTGTTGAGTACACCGTGCACAGCCCGATTCGCAGCTACACCAAGAGTGCACTGGTAGCAAAGTACATGGCAGCAGGCCACGCTGTAGAACCTTTATTGGCAACCGTGTCGTGCTACAGTGCAATGAGTGGACAATGTGGCGCTTGCCCATCTTGCTTCAAGCGGTGGGTCGCGCTGGTCAATAACGGGATACAGCAGAAGTTTAAGAGCGACCCCTTGTTGTGGGCACACTCGCAGGGGATAATTAAAAAAGCAACCGACGGAACCTACGGAAAAGCACGTGCGCAGGAAATAATGAATGCGGTCAATCGCGGCGCTGGGTGGTAGCTGTGCAGATACATCTTGCAGCATGGGGTCAGAACGGTGCCGGCAGCGCGGCAATGGCAACCACAGGTCACGCGCGGGTGCTGTTGCCTGTTAGATATCCTCATGTGCTTGAATCCTACCATTACATGAGTGACAAAATTATCACCGCAGCACGCGCTGACAACACCAAGTTCTTCCTGGACTCGGGTGCCTTTTCTATGTTCACCCAGGGTGCAAAAATCGATATTGAATCGTATGCCGGTTTTATTAAGACGCACCAGGACATCATAAAGGTTGCATCAAACCTGGACGACATTACTAAAACCGAAAAGATCTCCTACGCCAACCAGAAGCGCCTCGAAGAGCTTGGCTGCACGGTGCAACCCGTGTTTCATGCACGCGAGGACGAACGGTGGCTGGTTAAGTATTTGGACGAAGGTTATACATATATCTTTCTTGGTGGTCTGGTTCCAGAGACAACGGAGTGGTTGTTTGGTTGGCTTGACCATATCTGGCACAACTATCTAATCAAAGACGACGGCACGCCGCGAATACAGGTGCACGGGTTCGGTCTTACCAGCTTGCCACTTATGTTTCGGTATCCATGGTATTCGGTTGACTCAACCTCCTGGCTAATGACCGCAAGCTTTGGCTCCATATTTATGGACATGCCACAACCAAATGGCGCGGTAAAAGATTTCAAGGTTGATTTTTCCTCCACCTCCAGCAAGCGCCATGACATTGACTCCTGGCACTATAGCTCGCTTACTGAACCCGAGCGCCGTGTAGTGCTCGAGCGCCTCGAGCAGATGGAAGCTGACCGTCCCAAGCATCCGGAATTTGAAGCAGAGCTTGAAGGATACATGCACTGCAAACAAGGATTCAACCCCGATGCACTAGCTGCGAGCTATGGCTGGCGACGCTACGCCAACATCGAGTACTTTCGCCGCGCTATGAACCGCAAGGTTGACCGCTTTGTACGCGAGCAGGAGACACTGTTTTGAAAGCAACCCTTGCATGGCTTAACGACGCATTGTCCGCTAAGGATTTGGTCGCGGGCATGACACACTACTGCGTGAGCGGTGGTGAGATCCTTGCGACGAATGGTAGGATAACAGCGGGGCACCCGTGGCCCTTTGACGGTGAGTTCCTGGTGCCCGGAAATGAATTTGAAAAAATATTGAAACACATGCCTAACGACCCGATCATCACCGTTGACAAGGATTACATCAAATTAAGGTCTGGTAGATTCAGCGGCAAAATAAGTACGCTGCCGCTCGACCTGTGGAACCACAGCACGGGGATCGATGGGGTAATGTGGCGGCCTATACCGGGGACCCTGCTGGGGCTCCTGGAGCTGCTGCGCCCCTTCATATCGGACAACGCGGTGCACCCCTGGGCCACCACCGTTGCCCTACAGGATGGCTGGGCCTATGCCAGCAATAATATTGCTATAGCCGGAGCCCCTGGGAAGGGCTTAGGCGGCGTCCACGCCCTCCTCCCCACCTGGGCTATCGACTTCATTGTGGCACGCAGCCAGGGCTGTTCCCAATGGGCCTGGGCGGACCATTTTGTAGCATTCAAGTGGGAAAATGGTGCATGGATGCGATCCCAGTTGGTTGTGGGGACCTTCCCCGAACGCGCTGCTGCAATGGTTAGGGCAGCCAAGGAAGAAAATCCTACCCAGGAAATTACCGCGGAATTTCGTATGGCGTTTGAAAAGGTGGTGGGGTTGACGGAAAGCACAGTTGAAATCTACGCGGATCGTATAGAGGGGAAGTTTGGGAAAGCGATGATTGAAGATGCAGTTGCGTGCAAAGCACCCAGCGGCGCACCGTGCTCTGTGTGGGGTGCTGAGTACCTAGCGCCGGCCTTGCGTGTTGCAACACATTGGTCTCCCGAACTGTGGCCACAGCCAGTTCCATTCAAGGGGTCCGTGCTCTCAGGCTACGTCGTAGGACGGAGGATGTGATGTTCGGCAAAAACCCGTTAATGAAAAAATCCAACGGCGACGGGTCCGAGCTGCACATCGTCAATGGCAGCCCGTTCCGCACAATACAGGGCGAGGGCCCTTACGCTGGACGACCCGCCGTGTTCCTACGCCTGCACGGCTGCAACCTTGCGTGCACGTTTTGCGACACCGACTTCAGCAACCCCGACGACCCCGTGGTAGAGCTATCCGAGATCATGCGACGTATCAAGGAACTATTCGGCAAAGAAAAAATCAAGCTCGTGGTGATCACGGGTGGTGAACCACTGCGGCAAAATATTGGCTTACTGCTGCTGGAGCTATCGTTCATCCCGCAAGCAATAATACAAATTGAAACCGCTGGCACGCTATGGCCGCATGACATCTACCGTCCGGTTGAAATGGTGTGCTCACCCAAGACACCCACGATCCACCCTAAAGTATTCGACCGCGCAGTGGCGTTTAAATACGTGATTGACTGCGAACAGGAACTCGACGGGTTCATTCCGATAACGGCAACACAGGCTGATGCACGACCCGCGCGACTAGCTGCGCCGCGTCCAGGTGCGCCTGTGTATCTTTCGCCGATGGATACATACGACTCCGCGCGTAACAAAGAAAACATCAAGCTCGTCGGCAAGCTGGCGTTACAGTATGGAGTCAACGCCGGCTTACAGATGCACAAGTTTTTTCAGGTAGACTGATATGAAATACACCTTCCACACCACCGTCACCAACGTCGAGCAGCGCTGGCTCACCGACCACGTGACCAAGGAAGGCATCGAGCACAAGACCAGCATCGGCTGGTTCATCACGGTGGCATACGACAAGGGCATAAATTTTTCATGGGGCGTCGGCTTCGATGAACCGCAGATGAAGGCCGGAGACCCGTGCAAGATAACGCTGGAGGCGTTGAAGGTATGATCGAACGTAAATACACGGTACGCGAAATAGATGAATTGAGAGCTGTGCTTGAGGCGAAGTTTTTGACTGGCAGCTACAATAGCTTGGTCGCTCGAAGCCGCGACTATAGAACGGAAGAAAAATGCGCAGAGATAATGGCGATAGAAGCTATGGTGCGCACGCACATGGAAGCCGGTCATACGGCTGAAACACTGCTGGAGTCGCAAACTTTAAGGGATCAGGCATGACCGATAAAGAGCTACAACAAGCTGACGGCGTAATTGACTTCCTAAGTCGCTGTGGAAATGACGACATAGAAGAAGGTGTAAGTCAAATTCTTGGCCTTGGTTCGTCAAAAGATATTAGTAAGTTTCGAGAAGGAATACAGACGGCGATAAATAAGGCATCTCTCACACAAGACGAGCTGACCAGCCAACGAGGACCGCCGTCATTGGCTGCTGAATTGTTGAGGAGAAAAACGTGGACAAAATTTTTGGATACGAAATAGGTTTATTCTGGATACCTCGCTACGCGACATGGAATGAGGGCTGGTCATTCAAGTTCTGGCGTCTGCGTGTTCGCGTCAGGCGAATGATAATCCAAAGGGAGATTTGAAGATGATCATTCTGTGGCTCTCGTTCTACGTCGGGCACCAAATCGGTTATCCAAATTTTATGGAGCCGTGGTCTTGGTGGGTGCTGCCGTATACGCTGACTTGTTTCTTTTTGTTCGTAGCTGAAATAGCCTTCTATGTCTTCATCGCCGCGTGGCTAGAGGATCGCAAGTATCAAAAGCGGAAGGAGCGACGAGATGCAGTCTGAAAATGTAACGCTGGATCTCGGCATCATAAAAGTTAAGGCAGTTCCGGTGAACGCCTACGCTGGATACGGCAAGAGGGTTCACGCAGATGCTGATGGAGCTTTGATTGATCTTGCCACATGTCTGCTCGCAGAGAAGTGGCTAAACGTAAGCAGCACAGGATTCCCGACCTTTGCGCAGTTGTTGGGGTACATTGAAAGAGACCCTGATCTGTTCGAGGCAGCAGTCAAGCTGGCAAAGTTTAAACGGTGACAAAATGTGGACCGACGACCTAGTTGAGATGCTCAAGCGGCTGGTGCGCGACGGCTTGTCCGCCTCGCAGATGGCGAAGGAGCTGGGCGGCTTCACGCGTAACGCCGTCATCGCCAAGATCCACCGCCTCAAAATAAGCAAAGAGTGGCCGCGCACCCGTGATCACGCGACGCCTGGAACGCGGCGTGTCACTAAGCGAGTGCGCACCGTCGTCACGCGCGCCCGCGTGCGCGAGGAGATCCCGCGCGAGCCGCTGCCCGAGATCAAGATGGACGACGTTCCGCTGGCGCAGCGCCGGTCGCTGATGCAGCTCGACGCGCGCCACTGCCACTGGCCGTTTGGAGATCCGCAGGAGCCTGGCTTCTTCTTTTGCGGAGCAGAGATCAAGTTAGGTGACGTTTACTGCCCGACGCACGCGGCGCGGGCCGTCGTCGGCGGGAGCCGGTACAAGAACTTCGTGAGGGTGGGATGGAGATGACTGATATTTCAAAGGCAGCTATCGAGGCGGCAGCGAAGGCTACGCGCGAAGAAATCTGTCGACAATACCGAGAAGATGAACGCGGCAAATTTCCAGCTGGTGTACACTATTATGAAGAACATGTTATGCCTGCACTGATTGCCGAAGCCGCCCTCAAAGCCGCTGCGCCGTTCATGCCACTTATCCGAGAGCCATACACTGTCTGCAAATTCTGCCACAGCTTTGTCGGCGGGACTAAATGCACGAATGAAACTTACCGGGACTGCTATCAATGGATTGTGTCGGAGCCATTTGAAATCGAACGATTGAAAGCCGCTGGCAGCTACAACGACGGCATCGAAGCGGCGGCGAAAGTGGCCGATAAAGCCATAGTAGAAGCAAAAGCAGACCGAGAAAAATTCAAACAAGATGAATACCTTTGGTGTGAGCAGGAGGCCAAAGGTATTGCCGCCGACATCCGCGCACTCAAGAAGGAATAAACCAAATGCACGATGGAATGAGCGACTATCCAAGTAAGCCAAAGTTCAATCCCGGCGACGTCGTTCAGCTCAAGAGCGGCGGCAAAACGATGACAGTGAAGTGCGAGGTGGACGAAGCCGCCGCGCGCAATGCCTACTCGCACATGGAGATCGGCATAGTCTGTGACTGGCACGACGATGCAGGCATACCGCAGCAGGAGACGTTCGTGGCTGAGCAGCTTACGAAGGTTAGCGGGCGCAACCCGCGCGACGAGTTTGCTGCTGTTGAACGATTTCTTGACGCCGGCAAGCCGCTTTCAGCACTTAATTTCGCGCGAGAAATGGTGAAGGAGTATTCGTGATGGGCCAATGGGGACAGAAAATAACGCTGATTAAGGACGACACCTGCATCCAGGTCAGCGCGCACGTCGACACTGGCGGCGCGTTCACGCCACTGTTCGACAGCTCCTCCGGCGTGCGCATGGCCGTCGGCGTAATTGATCATGTCATTCTCGATAGCTGGGACGGCGACCTCGCCGCAGCGGAGGCCATGATGGAGGATCTCAAGCGCAAGTACGTGGGCATGGGCTACGAGGAGTGGCTCAAGCTGGCTGCGCGAAGCCGTGCAATGCCGTATTCGAAGAAGGTGGACCAATGATGAAGCGCAAGACGCCGCCGTTAGGTAAGTTCGAGACGCTGACGAACGGCGAGTATTATCTGTCCGCCGAGACGTTCATGCACTACAGAGCGATCATCTTGCCGCTGCTCGGCAGATCGGCAATCATAAACGTGCGAGGCAAGCTGCCGGCGAGATTTCGCGCCATGCTGCGCAGGAACAACAAGCTGGCGAGAGAACGCAACGCCTACCAGCTCCGGCTGCAAAAGTATTATGAACGAGAGCTAAGAGTAAAACCTAACACCATGAGTTACGGTGGACGCATACATGGAGAGGCGGACGACCGATAGGCACTAGGCTAAGTGCCGGCACGAAATTACGAGTAACTGCCGACACCCTCTCCGCCAGTTAAGGAGACCGACGATGAAGAGCAGGTTTGCAAAGGGTACACCTGAATATGCAGAGGAGCTGCGCTTGGAGTTTGGCTGGCTGCTCGCTGGCCTATTAACAGGAATTGCGCTGCGTGTTATGGTAAACCTCGTCGCGGTGAACGGAGTACCAGAGATGACAAACGGCACGATCAGAATGGTTCCGCCTGACGAAGCGGTGCTGAGCGCACTGTTGGCTTGAGAAATAGTTTATAAAAAGGGAGCGGCAAATGACAGAAGCACAGATCAAATACATGGTTCAACGTTTTCTCAGCTGGCGATTGCCGGACGACTTCAGCCCCGATGCTGGAATCAGCTTCAAGGCCGAATATAATGAGAACACACAATGGCCGTCGAAGCATGAACCAACCGGCACAAATCTATTTGACGCCGGGCAGGCAACCGCAATGGTTCGCTACATGATAGACGGGATGCCGAACGATTTATAGATAGGAGCGGCCGTGAAGATTAAAATCACCGAGCCCCGCATGAACCCATCCACATTAGATAATTCTGCCGCACATCGCTGGTTATGCGATATAGAGCGCAAGATTGACTTGGCAATGAAGGAAAACAAACAAGACAGAAAAAACATAATGAGAGAGAATAGTCCGATGTTTTTGCTCGAATGCGATCTCGAAGGAACCGGCGATTGGACGGTACTATGCGGGCACAAAACGCTAGAACAGGCCGAATCATGCATGAAGTATTTTCAGCCGATGGCGGCCTTCTCAGGCAAGCCAATGCGTATTCGAGCTGATGAAAAATCCGCCATTGAACGCTACAAAGATGCAGCGCAAGGATTGTGACGGTTATCAAGAAAGGCCGGTTTAAAAAGAAATGTGCGGCGGAAACGGAAATTTCGGATTGTTGGGGAATGAACGATTTATAGATAGGAGGCTGCCGATGGAAAATTTTCCTGAATTGTTTGTGCTGGTCTTTGCTGCCGTTGTGCTTTCCGCGATCTGTATAGACCGCCTAAGAGGTGGCTATAATTTTGGCCGTTTATAAATAGGAGCGGATATGAACGATGCCTTTTGGTTAGCACTAATGGCTACAGGACTTTGCGCCATTGTTGCCATCGCGATACTAAAGCTTAAATAGGAGCGGCAACAATGAATATCTGGCGATGCGAAAAATGTGGCACCGATTCAGACGGCCCACCATGTCCATACTGTAAGCAGTGGCCGGATTGTAAGCAGTGGCCGGATAAACAGAAGCATAAATAAGGAGCGGCGATGGATGAAATGCTCGCAATGATAGATAAGATTCTTCACGATGAAGAAGCGGCTTATTATCAGCGCATCGCCGTGCTTAGAGTGGAGCGCGAGCGCATTATTCGCACGATGGCGGAAAAGAAAATGCTCGAACCGCCACCACCAGTCATTATCAAAGCCCAATAGGGAGCGGCAATGAATGACGCCGAATTATTACGCAAACATTGGCCAGAATCTTTGCCGTGGGCCATTCGGGAGTTAATAATCGGAAATATGGTAGTTGGTAATTTTTCGCAGGCGTTTGCCGCCGATCTTGGGTTTGCGATAGCAAAACGCCTTGAATCCGTTTCTGAGCAAGAACAGAAGCAGCCATAGGAGCCACGTCACATGATGAAAATTCAAGAGTATGCCGACATAGCGAAACGGCTGGCCGAATTTTATTCGGATGATGAGGCTACCGAGTGGATGACAAGCCCTCATCCGCAGCTTGAGGGTCGCCGCCCGGTCGATTGCAAGTTCTCAGAGGTCGCGCCAATCCTCGACCGGCTTGAGTCGGGCGCATACTTATAAAAAGGGAGCGGTAATTGAAAAGCGCGCTACATCATGCGGCCAAACGAAAAAAAGAAATCATAATTGATACACTCCGCAATCCCACTCTTTTGCAATACAGCTTAACGACGCGAAAAATAATCGCCTTATACCAAATCGGCGGGTGGGATGAAGTAGATGGATATATTAGAAAAATAACCATTGATCCGACTAAAAGAAAGGGCTGACATGGTTTTGTGCGGCGATAGCACATTGATAGTGCGCCCGAACCAATCGGGAGAAGGCGGTTTAATTCCGACCTCGCCGCTCCATGCGGCTCATCAGAGGATTATTCGGGTTGCGAGCGAGTTTGAATGGCCGGCGTCAGCTGAACTCCCATTGAGAACGAATGTATAAATAAGGAGCCTCAAATATAAAAAGACCCGCCGCCTCATTCAAGAAGCGGCGGGCAAGTCGATCAGGGAGGAAGGCCGTTGACCCCAGGCCCAAGGGGCTGGCGCTAGACCCAGGACGGAAACTAGCGCAAGCTGCTATCTCGAAGCATAATGTCTATGGTGTCTCTTGGCTGATGCGTAGCGCGAGCCGCACGGTGCCGCAGTTACCTGCGCCTGAATGTGCCCGCGATCTCCGTTGCACCACTCTGCACCACTCTGCGCTCCGTGTGCACGCGCCACCTTTGCCTCGATGGCTGGCGACGGCAGATGACAGCGCCGGTCGACCACGCCGCGAGCGTACTGGCAGAGGTCTAGGGCCAATCCCCACGGGTGCATGTGACGGATCGAACCGTGCCCCTTTCTGTAACCACCCATGAAGCGGATCGCCGCACCGTAATTATTTTCCAAGTCATCGATGATAGCCTGCGCCGTCGCGGCGAATTTCGCCGACACTTGCGCAGTCGCTCCGGTCTTGTGGGATCTGATCGTCTCGGACGAGGCTGGAAGGCTCAGTAGGCAAAGCAATATTGTAGCGCATATTGTCCTTGTCACTTTTAGTCTCCATCATTGTTACATTGGTATGACGGCGAGCCACACGAAGAAGCCGCCGACGAGAAACATCGACACCAGCAGCCCGAACGCAACGGTGATGGCTGCGGTGGCGATAGGCGACGTGTGCGACGGTTGCGGGTGAAAGCCGTCACGGTGAACCTTTCTGGTCGGGTATATGGAGAGCATCAGTCCAGCACCACGGTGTCTACTGGGCCGAAGCTTACGCGCAGCGGCCACAAGTATTGAGTGAAGTTGCAGTAGAAGTCATTCGTTAGATAAATCTTGGCTGGGCCGGGAGCGATGTCGTCAGGCATCACGCGCTTGTGCCCTGAGATCAGGGTGCCCTTAATCTCGACTGAATCCTCTGTGATCAACCCGAATGCAGCGGTCATCGGCTCTCCAACCCAAATCTTTCCGGATGAGTCGCGCAGGTACAGGTAAATGACGCCGGGACATCTGCGTGGCAGGTTGTAATATTTCCACTGAAGCTGGAACAGCTCGCCGTGCCTTATCTTTGCCGGTATGGTGTGACCTTCAGTAAGCAAGAACGGAGGCTCGCGGTCCATCGCCACCCACGTTATCGGTCCGATCACGAAAATGGCGAACAGCGCTGCGTAAATGTTCTTGCGCAGAAAGTAACCAATGGCCACGTAGATGTCGTGCTTCAGCAGGCGAACCCATTCGACCATTCAGTGTCTCCCGACCCAGTAGTCAGTTAAGAAGGATCTCAGCCCACCGACGATTGCCATGACGATAGCGATCCACATGCCCCAAGCCTTCAGCCGTTCGCGCAGCATCTTACGAAACCAATTCCGCCCCTCGTCGTAATGAATAATACGACGCAACACGCGCAGTTCGTCATCTGAGAGGGGAGGTTCGGTCACTTACTTAGTTCGATCTTGTGTTGCCGCAGTTGCTTCAGCGTTTCGGTCGCGTCGTCTATGCGCTTCTGGTTGAGCGCGCGTACTGACGGGTCTTTCAGCAGCTCCTGCGTGATGATAGCGTCGCTCTGCGCGCGAGCGTAGATGTCGATTGCGTTCTCGGTCTGCTGGCGGTCGAGCCGCTTGACGTCGCTGCTCCAGGCTGGCGTGTCCCAACCCATAGTGTGCCAGAATCCGATGAGCGCGATGATGGCCATGGCCACCGCGCCAGCTCGCACGATATACCGAAACATCAGCTTGAAATTCACCGCTACCTCCTCTTGCGCTTAACCTTGTCCATGCGCTCGCGGACGGTCATCGTCGGGTGCGCCTCAGCATAGGCGCGCGTCACCACGCGCCCGGTCTTCGCGCTGCGGTAGATGTACTTATGCTTGGTCATGACGTAGGCTCCTTGTGCTTTCGATTCTTGAACGTCTTGATCGGATGGCGGATCTTTTGCCACACCGTCGTCCTGACGGTCACGGTCGCAGGCTTGGTCGGCGAAAGTAGGTCAGGCTTGGTCGGCGGAGTCACCGTCACCTGCGAGGCAGAAACGCGGTCCAGCTCCGCTGGTCGCTGCAACGGTCTCGTCCAGCCGCAGCCGGCAACGCCTGCCTCCGTTATCTTGTCCGCCCATATCTGGTCGAACTTGGCGCGTCCCTTGATCTGGTATTCAGGTCGAGGAAAAGAGGAGCAGGAGCCTTCCAGCGAGGCGAAGTTGGTCTTAGTGGCACACGCCGAGAGTAGTGTCCCAGTTGCCACCAATACGATTACACTCGTCGATCTGGCGCGTAATTTTTTCCACGGCACGTTTAGCCTCCTCGTTCTTGTTGGCTACTGCCACGACGGCGGCGTTCCAACCCTTGACGTAATAGTGATCTGCGAACATCCCCCATCCTATCAGGAAGCCGATAGCGATTGCCACGCTGATCGCGATGGTGCGACCAATTTTCGTCTCAATTAGAAAAAGAAAGATTCCGCTCATTCAATCCTCCCTAAGACACCACGGGTTCTCGCCCCACATGGCATCAGTTCGACGGTTGATTAACCCGCGCAAGACCTTGCCATCGGCACGGATATATCTAACAAGATAAGCGCAGCCAGCTTTTATATCACCTGCTCTGAAGGCCTCCCCAACGCCACCCTCGCATATCCGCTTGGGCCCCAAGTTATAGCTCGCGCTTATAAGTGCCGCCTGCCTATGGGGTGGCATATCCGGAAAACTTGGAATGCATTTAACGAGCGGGTCAATATATTTTGGTAGTTCCTGCTTTAACGCCTCTTGGCATTGCTCATGGGTAAAATGCTGGCCAACCTTTAGCCCTGGCCAATCGTAATTCGTAATACCATTACAAACCGTAATCACTCCGGCCGGGTCAAACGAATTGTGCTTCGCTATCGGGTCTTCTCCCTCCCAATGCGTTATCAAAACGAGAGCAAGCGCAAGACCAGCCGCCGAAGCGCCGCCGGCATATCTGGCCTTATTGGTTTTGATATGTTCAATTACTGGCATGGTTCAAAAACTATATCCAATGCAATCCGGCCAGCCTCACGATAGCCGGGCAATAAGTTTCTAATCTTATCAAATGACCCCCAGCCATATTGCTCGCCTAATCCTTGTTCTTCAATCTGGATAACAGGTCTATATTTTTCGATTGTCTTGACCGCCCCGCATAACGCAGGGTATTCCATCCCCTCAACATCAAACATCAAAAAGTCACAAGCAGGCAAATTCAAATCGTCAATCCTATATACCGGAATATCGCCAGCGGCTTTTGCTCCGTAATGGCCTCCGGTATATTTGTGTTTTTCAAGCTGCAATGGCCCCCTATCATTCCCGATAAAGCCGCGCGCCGCGTACACGTTCGGCAACGCCGCATTGCGGGCCAGACAATGGAAATTAATGTCGTCTGGTTCAAACGTGTAAACGGAATTGAAAACGCCGGCTAAATATTTAGCCCATACACCGCAATGGCCACCAGCTTGTATTACTACGTTTTGCGCTTTGGTTAGGCTTATTGCCAGCGATGTGTCTGATATGTGGTCAAGATAGTATTTCTTCCGTTTTTCCGCCATTTTCCTTGGCCACCAGTATCCCTCATCTCGGATCAGTGGAAATTGCGCTTTTGCCATTAGTCGTTTTCAAATACCTTTTGCGCGACTATTCGGGAAACAAAGGCCGCCGCTATAATAATGAATAGGATAGCCGAGAACGCCCAAGGCGGAATGTTCCAATAAGGTTGGGCAATAGGAAGCACCGCCTCGCAACCTGAAAGAATGCCAGCCAAGGCAAGTAGTCTTATGCTCCAGGCATGGCGCAATATCTTACGCCAGTCGTGGCGCAGTTTTAGATTTCGGCGCATTAGCTTGTGAACATTATGGAAAAGAAAAGGAAGCTTAGGCAAAAAAGAAAGGAAACCGCAAGAATTCTGTCAATCATACCACGCCCGCGCTTGTCAGACTTCCGACCAATGAAAATGACCCGCCACCGAGTTGATTGGTAGCAAAGCTAGACGGCGTTCCATTGGAACTAAACAGGATGGAACCGCCGGCCGGGAAGTTTACCGGATCAACCGGCCTACCTGTCTCGCTTATGAACTGCCGCCTTGTTGCTTCCGGGATTGTATTGGTTCCGTCATGTAGTTTTACACCAGGAGCAATCCAAACATCGGCAACGTCCATAGTAGGACCATATGCATAACCGTCAATGTCGCCAAATATGAAACGATTTCCATTAAAAAGGCTTGTGGTTGACGCTGGGCCAAGATCAGAATTAGTTGTAGGGGCAACTAATGTATCGTTGATATACATTAGCATTATCTTGTTTCCTTGGGATTGATTGGTATCGACGGAAAACAGCCAATGATTGAAATTGCTATAGTCCAGCCCCGTCCAATGACCGGAAAATGATGTAACGGATGGCGTATCGTAAACGAATTCAAACCCACTTCCTGAATTGCTCATTTCAGGTTCATAGTTCCATGTCGGGGAAGTGACCCATAACCCGGCCTGATAATTAAGGGGGTCCATAAAACCACGCGACCAAATGGACATAGAAAAATAACCATTGGTATCTGAACAACTAAGACTAGCGCAATCTAGCGCAGTGGGGCCACCACCCTGTTTGCTGCCGTCAAAATGAACCGCGTTGCAGACATATCCTGCGGTAATAAATGAAAGACCGGAAGCCGAATCGCCAAAAAGCATTTTATGCCGTCACGTTGTCCGGGCGATAAATAATCCAGAAACCGGCATATACGGTTTGCGTATCATCGGCCAAGGCTCCAATTGGGGTACAGGTCCGCCCGTTCCATACGATGGTGGGTGTGTCTGCGTTTAATGTATATGCCAATTGCTTTTCACATTCTGCGGCCATTTGATTATTTGGATTTACATATAACGGTAATAACCCATGAATAAAATCACTTATTGGCCCATCACCGTAAAATCGTTTTTCGGCAGTTAAATTAGTACCCCACGCCGACCATGGTGCAGACGTTGGCAATTTTGATTGTGGCACATTCCCGGGCGCAGGGCTTCCTTGCGTCCAATCCCATGGCGGGTTTGTTCCTGCCGCGCTACCATAATAAGGCCCCGTAGCACATAAGGCCGGGGGAACCCCCAAAGTCGTACTCCACCCCGTAGGACTCGCGCTCCAATAGCCGTCAAACGAAATAACGCTATGGCCCAACCCCGTTGACCCCGTAAAGTCTCCAGCACCATCCAATGTTGAATATGCATCTACCCAATAATTCATAGTTTGCGTAGTATATGTCGAAAGGCAATACATTTGTCCGCTAAAATCGTTATCTGTAGCCGAACCATAATAATTTCCGCTCCAGCCAATGAAATTATTTATCATCTGAAATCGATGATGGACAACTATATAAACGCCTTCATTGAAGTTTACGATATTCTGAAATGGGTCGGTCCTTATCGGCTTTTCGTCGCTACCATCATAGCCTGAAATCAACTCGTCATCATCGGTCGGTGCCCATGACATATCGCCCATTTCAGGATTGCCAGTGAATGTATGAAGGCTTTCCTGGTATCGGTCTGCTTTATCTATGGTCCTGAATTGATCTAAAAATTCAACCTCTATCCAAGGGCCGTCATCATCAATAACGCCCGGCGTTTCATAATACCTATAGGAGTGGGTTTTTTCGTGGGCACTGAAATGCGGGGGTATTGAGTCCGAGCCGGTCTTATTGTCGAAAGTGTAGATGTGCTCTTGTGACCGATTATGCGGGTCAATCACTTTCCATTCGTCAATGCGCTCAACTTTCAGGGGGTCGCCGGATGTGTCGTTTTCTCCATCTATGCTTGGGTACAGTTCATCTACATGTACTGCCCTATCGGCGGATTCTGTATTATTAATAGAAAAATCATATTGCTGATAACGGGAATGGGGGTCAATAGAGGAAAACCCATTCAAAAGCGTAATGGGTATTTGAGTCCCGCCGGGTAGCGTTATTATCTTCCTCGCCCGCTTGCGACCAATAATAGTCATATTATACTGTCGTTTCTATCAATCGGCCCCAAATGTCCCAATCATTCGTATCACCAACTCGCTTAAGCCCGACTACGCAACCCTGACCAGGGGAAGCATTATTGCAATTATATTGCGGATTAATTGCCGCTGGTTCTGAGGTGGTGGATATTATTTCGTAAGTGCATCCTGAAGATGTTTCATCCCTAATATGAAGTTCACACCAACTGCCAAAATCTTGCGAAGGGTCGATGGTTATAGCACAAGATGCACCGGTAAATCTAAGGTAGCGCCCCTCATCATCCGGGGTCGGGCTCGCCGTCGATGGAAGTAAAGTCAATCAGCTCGCGGTAGTAGTCGTGCCCAAGTCCATCGTTCGCCGTACCCACGAACGTGGTGTCTGAAGTATGATTGATGAGCACCGCCCACAGTCGCCCCTTCGCCGTGAACAGCTTATTGGCCGCGTAGAACGTCGACGGCTGCCACGGCCCAGTAAATAATTCATTGAAGGTCTCGGCGACCGGCAGCGCGCCAGCATTGATGTCCTCGCTCGAAGCCTTGACCAGATGCAGCTCGCCGGCAGTGCTGATGTACGCGGAAGAGAACGGCGAGAGCGAGCTGGTCAGGCTCTCCAGGTCGGTCAAGCGGTCATCGAAGTTGTGAAGGTTGGCGTCACCCTCAACCTTGGTGAGCTTTGATCCCTTGACCAGCCTGTAGGTGATGACATAGTCGGTCATGTTGCCTTCTTCTCGGTTGGCCGCTTCTGATAATAATACGTGATGGTCAACGACACGGTGCCAGAGAATGTCTTCGGACCGCCGTTCTCACCGCAGATTATCTTGACGTTGTCCGGCGTCTTGCTCTCCGACGCGGCGGGAGGTACCGGAGCTGGCGTATAGACCGGAGTCTGAAACGGTCGAACTATGCCGTCCAAGCTACCCATTGGGAGCCGCCGCCAAATCTATATGTTTCGGCAGCTCTACCGGCGTCGTGCTCAAGTCAATTGTTCGGTCAATGCCACCGTTGAGTGGCTTCAGTTCCAGATTAAAGACCTTTGTCGGAACGGTGATAATATTCGGCGTCGGCTGTCCGGTAAACATATCCAACCTCTGCCCAGCCTGCACCTGCGCAGTGGAATCGGTAAAACTCTGGCTCACCACGACCTGTGACCGCTGCAACGGGAAGGCGATTTCATCTGGACCAGGTTCGTAGACTGGCGGCGTGTAACCGACCTCGCCAAGGCTAACGACCTCGCCAGTCCGCTCGTAATAGTCATCGATGTAGTCATCGTCGATGTAATCGTCCTCGCCGGCATCTGCAGAGACTGAGCCACCGTACCCTATGCAGCAGCCTATGGTCACAAAACCCGACATAGTCGTGGCGTTGCCGTCAGCGCTGAATCCGTATCGAATAATCTTTCCAGTGGCTACTCCACCTGGCAGCTTCGAGTAGTAAAGCGTCGCATTTTTCCTGCACGACAATTCAATGGCGCGCTCGAATGGGATATCTGCCGTCAGTTCGATAGCGCGGGCGCGCTGCTTGAAGTGCGCCAGCCCGATGCTGATGAGGTAGTCGCGTGCGCTCTTTCCTCTATCTGTGGGAAAGAAGTTGTTACCTGTAGGGCTATTGAGAGGCGTCACGCCGTCAATGGGGATGCCTACGTCGGTGCCGTTCAGCGGTCCAATGGTCTCGGTGACCGCGCTAGGATCTGGCTGATTAATGAGCGGCTGCACGTTCGCCGTCATCTTGATTGTTATGGTCTCTGTTCGTTTTATGCCAGCGTCGTAGCCAAGCGTGAGACCACAGTTCACCTGCGCGAGCGCAACAAGCATCACATTGGCGTTGTAATGCAACGGGATGTTTTGGCTGACCTCATCGCCAATTAATATATCGTTCTGAAAGTCCTCCCAGCCACCAGGCTTGTGGCCATTCTGAATGCTCTCGCTGATCTTAATGAATTGTCCAGACTGCGTGGGAAACGCGCAGTTCATAAACTGAATACTCATCACGTCTCCATTGACGTGCTTCTTATCCTTGTTCTCATAATTAAACCCGAACTGCTGTACGACGGCTCCCTCTAATCCATTAACGTCGATGGCATACGTGCCGTCACCTATCTTCCACGATCCGGCAAGTGAACTCCCGACCTTCGGCCAGTCGTTCTTGATCGAGAGTGCGTTGTAGGCATTGATAAACCAATCACCAACCTTGAGCGAACCGCTTTGCTGCTGCGTCCATGGCACAGTGCCTATGATCGTCAAGCCGGTCGCCGGGGGATCTTTAATCTGCGGCTTGATCTCCGGCTTGATCTCATTAGACGCAAACACCTCTGTGCCATCTTCGCCTGTCAAGATGTCAGTAGTACGCACCTGGCCGGTGATTCGGTCGATATCCCACACCCGAGACCAGCCTTGCAGAACGGTATCAGGATCTCCAGTATAGGTGTAATCGTCATTGACTGTGAGTCGCTTGGCAGGATCAATGAATATGGGTTCGTAATTCGGAGCCGTCATCAGCGTGAGCGCGACGCCCACCTTCTGCGACAGGAAATCCAACGGCTTTCCAAGGAACTCAAATATCACGCCCTCACCAACGAAGTCACTCGGTATTGTTATAAGCTGCCCGTGCATCAGCGGCACGATGGTGCCGGCAGTATCTCCCTTCCTATAAGCCAACCACGCCCATTGTTTTCTCAATATGTTGAGCAGTCCGATCTTCGGATGCTTGACGTAGATCGACAGTTTGGCGAAGTCATTCTCCGCCTGCTCAACCTTTAACGATGCTATGCCCTCGTCCTTCACCGCGTAGGCTTCGTCCCACGTCGTGTTGGTCTCGGTGACCCAATGAAAGAAGAACTCGCGCGCCACTTACTTTTCCTTGAGGTTCAATTGCCAGCCAGTCTTGCCTTCGTAGTCGTCACGCGTCGTGTTCCAGTTCAGCAGCTTCGTTTCTACATAGAGAGTTCCGTCGCTCTGATTAACCGGACCCATTCCAGGCTCAAACACGCAGGTGATATCCGTCCCCTGTCGTATGCCAGTGAGCACTGGCGGATCAAAGTCGCTACAACTGATCGTTATCGCCAGCTTGTCATAAGCTGGGTTTGACCAGTCCATCAGATTGCCGTCCACGTCGTAAGGCAAATTGTCACCCTGACGCGGAGTAATAGCGCAGTTAAGACCGCGTATCGCGTAGTCGCCAAGATCGATGCCAGTAATCGAACGCAGCAAACGCTGGAAAGTATTCGGACCAGGATTGGTTGACGTATATATTCCCATCAGCGCCTCGTGCGCCAGATCGGCGGCTTGCCACCGGACGACATGAGATCGAACGCTGCCTCGCGCGAGAGCGTTTCAAGCACGCTGTCCGGAGCCGCGATGCTGCCTTTGAACCTGCCCATCGTACCGAGATCCAGCACGAACGGTCGCATGTCGCTGCTCACGCGCCCGCCCTCTGCGAACCTGTTGGTGCGCGGGCCAATGGCCTCGACCAATCCGCCGAGATTGAACCCGCGAAACAGCTCGCGCGGAATGGTCATGTTGTTGAGCGCATTCATCACATCGTAGCCGTAGTACATCGCGGCGCGCGCCCGGTGCACAAACTCACCGACCGACGTCCAAATTGGAACGGAGTCGCTAGTCGGCGTGCCCGGTCCGTAAATACGACCGCCACCTGCGAAGCCTCCGCCACCGCTCGGCACGTTCGCATTGGACGCTGCCTGCTGCACGTTCTGTATCGCCTGCAACGCGCGCTGCATGGCTGTCACGATCTGATCGGCCATACCGTTCGCGCTAGTAACTATCTGCTGGAATATCGCGTCCATAAGCCCAGGGACACCACCCCACGTGTCGGTTGCCTCTAGCGCAGCGCTATTGAACGCTGTAACTATCTCGGAAATAGTTTTATTGATTACGTCCTTAAGAGTGTTCCACAGCGCGGTTATTTCGTCCGCAGCCTTCCTGAATGGGTCCACGATTTGCTGCGCCTGCGTTTGCAGCGCCGCCTGATCCGTAACCCCGGTCGCTCCCTTATCGACGCCAAACAGATCGATGGCAGGATGCGCAGCCTTCCACGCAGCGGACTGGAATTCAGGAGGAACGGCAGTCTCGTCGACTAGGTTCTGAACCGTCTTCAGCTTATCGATTAAGCCTTCGGTCGCCTTGGTTCTTGCCTCCGTCGCCTTGGTGCCATCGTTAAGCGCAGTCGTATAAGCGCGCTCGCCCTTCTCCAAACCCGCGTAGTCAGCGCTAGCGCTGCCGAGCTGGTCGAGCAGGTCTTTCTTGTCGCCTAGTTGTTTGTTCGCCTCGTTATCCAGGCCAAGGAACTTAAGAGCGTCACCAATAAGGTAGTCGTACAGGCTGCTTTCTTTCGCGTGCGCGATCCTGCGCTTAACAGCGTCCTCGTCCAAAGCATTCCCTAGTATCTTTATCGCTGCAACCAGCAGCAGAAGTTCTGGTCGTATCGTAACCAGCGCAGTGCGCAGCAGACCCAAACTAATAAGTAGTGCGGCTGAACTGAAATCCAGACCGAAGGTGTTCTTCATCACCTTGTCTAGATCGGTGAAAAATATACTTATCTCACGGACTATGTTTCCAACATCACGTATCAAATCTGCCCCGGCTTGTAGGAAGAAAGGAGCAAGAGCAGCAAACGCCTCTTTGACTTTTTTCAAAACCTCAAATAGCGGTGCCCACGACGAGGAGAAGTCATGCTTGCCTGTAACCAGATTAAAGAAGTCGTAGATGATCGGCGCTACCACATCGCGCACCGACGACGCCCACGTTACCATCGCATCACGGTTCTCCTCAATATAACGGGCGAGATCCTGAAACCCGCGTGTGAACACTGGAGCGAACAGCAACCCGAGCTGCGTGGTTATGATTTCAATATCAGTTTTAAACCCGACCCACGCGTGATGCATGGTCTCGCTTATTAGCCGGTCCTGCTCGGTGAATATCAACCCGGCTTCCTTGAGCCGGTTCATCATCTTTTGCAGCTCACCGCTTCCTTGCGACAGAGCCTCAATGAAATCCTGCGTTACACCGCGACCGAACGCCTTGAAGGCGATGCCCATCTTTGTTGTCTGGTCTGACGTATTCTTCATGACGTCGGACAGCTTGAACAGACCGTCGATCACTTTAGGATTAGCGCTGGCCAAATCTACCAGACCACCCTTGACGTCCTTCAAACCTTCAAGGCTCTTGCCGACAGAGCCGATGACGCCCTTCAGAATATTCTCGGCGCTCAGGTTGGCGGTCTCCGACGAAACCTTGATGCCCTTCGCCATGTCGTCAACGGCTTTGATGAGTGTGTTGATGTCGTTGCGCTGATTCTCAACAGCCTTCTTCCTCACCTCCTCTTGTTTTAATATCGCCTCTGCAACGGCATTCTCTGCCTGCACTCGCTTCAACTCGGCCTGCGCGATATTGTCCGCCTGCGCAGCACGCGCGTCGGCGAGACTTTGTTCGGCTTGCTCGACAGCCAGCAGCGCTTTCCTATTTGCCAGATCCTTCTCGATAGTGGGATCGGCACCGAACCCCTGCTGCTTCCTTAAGTTTAACTGCGCCTCCTCCAGCGCAATCGTGGCGCTGGAAACAGAGTTGATGTCCTTAAGCCGCTGAGCAGTTTGGTTGCGCTCTATATTGGCTAGTTCAAATTCAGCCTTCTCGACCGCTGCGGTAGCATCGGCCAGATCAAGCAAATCCTTCTTGGCTTTGTTAGCCGAATCGCTGATCTCCTTCTGTATCGCAGGCCAATCGGTCGCAATCCTAACCGCCAAACGCTTGAACGACGTCTCCAGTGTACTCGTGTCGACACCCAACGTCGCGAGCGTAGCGCGTAGCGCAGTCATGTTCTCAATGCTCGCGCCAGCCTGCGCGGCGAGATCACCGAGAGACTTCACAGCCTCAGCGGACTTCTCAGCCCAGGCAGCCAGCGCGGTGCCAGTACCCACGACGGCAGCGGCGATGCCAGCGATGCCTTCGGCAAACGCCTTGAACGAATTCGTCTGCGACGCGCGCGAGATAGCCTGAAACGCCTCCTCGCCAGACTTACCGAGTTCACGGAGCTGGCTGAGGATCTCGCCGCCGCCCTCAAGCGCTATGCGTTGAAAGATCGTTGCCATATTACTTCTTTATGCTGGACTCGTAGTGCGCGCCTATCTTGTCGGCCTCGCTCTTAATTATCTGCTCAGCATTAAACAGCTTCTTCTCCTGCGCCTGCTCGATACCGACAAACACAGGTATGACTTCGAGCGTGCCGCGCTTACCGCCTGGACCACGACGCAACTTGCCGCGCAGCTTCTTGAGCGTGATTGACGCCTTGGATATTTCGCGCCCGGTCATGCGCACCTCTGCGCCGAGCATTGGAGGGTGACCGGGGGCAATGATCGGCACCAGCGGCCATTGCGTCGCCAGCATGAATTTGGCTGGCGTATTCAGCTTGGTGCCTTGCAAGACCGGCAGCGGCACCCACAGCAGCGGCTTGCCCTTGATAAGCTCGCCGATATCAAACACGTTCGAGTACGGGATCTTGTTGTAGACGATGCCGGCAGTCTTGACCGAGTAGCCGTTCTCTGGAAACACCTTTGATTGCGTGGCGTTCTGCCACTTCTTGCTGAACCCGGCGCTGGCGATGTTAGCCCGCACGCCGTCGCGCGCCTTCTCCGTGGTGATCCGCATGGCGGTCGTCGCAGCCTTGGCGATGGTCTGCTGGTGCCCGTCCATCGCCTTCTGAAACGCGCCAGCTATATTCGACGCTGCGATCCGAAACGGCGTCAGGATTGGGAAGGAACCGAAACTCATCCGGTAATTTTCCTAGCAATCATCTCCGGGTTCTTGAACGATATGCTGTGCGCGGTAGACATGATAGTGAACTGCTCCCACGTCTCCTTGCGCTTCCTTAAGGCAGCCAGCTCGACGAATGCCATCAACTGCTTCGGCGTATATTGCCACACGTCTTTCGGCGGGTGCCCTTCTGAGATCAAGTATTCGATTCCCTCTGCGAAGGTATCGAACCAATCTAACGCGCTGCGCGGCGCAGGTTCACCTTGCCTGCCACCGTTCTGAGCTTGACGACGTCGGCCTTCGACACTTTTGGCAGCTTCTTCATTAGAGAGTTTGTTTCCTTTTGAATCCTGCCCAGGAACGCTGCAATCTCGTCGACGAAAGGGCCAATGCCATTCGGCATGGTCACCTCCGCAATCTTCTTTAGAACCGTCATCTGCTCGGTCAGGTTCATGCTGCTTGCCTTGCGCTCAACCTCCTCGTCTCCGGGATGCCCAAACCCAGCAGCAAAGATGGCCGACACAGTCTCTGTTCCGAAGGCAAAAATATCCTTCAGCTCAATTGCCTCAGCCTCCCTGTCCATAAGTGCGCTAAACGCAGGAAAGCGCGACAACAGCATTGCCGCACCTTCCAACGACACGCCTGGAACGCTTACCTGCTTACCCCACAGCGGCACGGTCTCGAAAGACGGTGCTACGTCCTTGAAGTCATCCATGTTGAGCTACTCCCTGTCATGCTGGATTTATTTTTTATACCGCCTTCGGTGGGAACGAGAGCTTGCCGAAGCAGTTCTGATACTTCTCAACCTTTGCGCTGATCGGGATCTCGGCGTAGTTATCGGTCGCCTCCAGCAAGCTGATCGAACCGGACGGCGTCAGCGTCACCTGCCCGATCCAGTACATGCGCGTGCCGATCTCCGACGTGCCATCGATCTCAAGGATGCCCTTGAACTGCGTCTTGGTAAGACCCTTCAATTCAGGATAACCAGCAGTGTTGGTGGTGACATCGCTCAGAAAGATGTAAGCGGCATTCTCCGGCACGATCTCGTCGAGCACGAAGTCAACCTTCGCGCCGACCTGCGTAACCGGCTCATAATCGACTGTAGCGACGCCCTCGCGTCCGCTGACGTGCGGCTTGGTCTGCACCGACGGTGTGTAATTGAAACTTTTACAATTGCCAACGTCGCGCCGGTTGTTGGTGCCGTCTTCCGTGAAGTAGACGATGCCCTTTGCAATTGTGTAGTTCTGGACTGACGGAGGTGTAGTCATTTTGGATTGCTCCTTGGTTTCTGCTACAAGAGGTCAGCAGGGTTGAACGGATAACCGATCTCAAAGTTTAGCTGCATGTCCGTGCCAAGCAGCGATCCGCGCGAATACTTCGTGGCAAATCCCTCGTAGGAGATGTAGCCAAGCGACGCCCCGTAGCGGACGTTGGGAGCGTTAGTGATGAGCGTTCTAAGCGTGGTGTCGTTCAGCAGCGCCGGCACGATGAGTGCGCGCAGCGCGTTGATCTTGGTGCCGAGCTGATCAGGCGTCGTGCCGATGCCGCCAAGCACGAGCGGTTCCATGAGCAGCATACCCGGCATCATTCCTATCGCTTTATCCCGTGCGTTCGGAGGACGCAGTTCATCGCCGTCAAGTAGCACTAGATAATTCTCGCCGGTCTTTTGCAACTCATTCAAGTCAACGACGCCACGACCGAGAAAGCCTGACTTTTTAATTCCCTTGAGGACATTGTACATCCCAACTAGGATGCCCTCGCGACGGTCATACATCGGCGTCGTCCCGCAAGAGCAGTAGTGCCTCGCCGTCGTCGATACCGTTCAGCGTCGGATGCGGCTCCCAGTTGCCGATGGTCCAAATCTTACCGTTCATCACGAGTTGCCCGTCCTTGATATCGTCGCGCAGCGATAGATCCAGGTCAAGGATCTCCTTCATGCGCACCATCGCGGCAGGCTTGAACGTCGTGACCTCCACAGGTCCGAAGCTCGGATAGGTGAGCTGCGCAGTCTTGTCGATCACGGTCACGTCGTGCCGCTTGCGCCTAGTAGTAACGATGGTCGCCGGCACGCCCATGCGATCGTATGCCACGTCAAATAACTTCTCTTGATAATCAATTGGCATCAGCTTTCCCCAGTCCGGATGCCGGCGATGAACGGGAACTCCCAGTGCGCGATGCGCTCGTAGTTAGTGTCGCTCGCGTTTATATCGATGATGGCTGTATACTCCTCGCCGTCTTCCAAGCTGAGGGACGCGGAAAGCGCCACGACGTAGTTACCAGCACCGAGCGACGTCATAACCAGTGGCCACGCCTCGCCGGAAACTTCATCAGCACCTTTCTTGATCGTAACGGTCACGGTCTGCCCAACCAGCGGCGTGTCGTTAATCGTCTCCTTCACATCAGACAGGAGCAGATTGTTCGTGTTGGCGACGTAGGCCAAGGCCATTTGAGCCATTAACCGCACTCCTGCATGTCTGGCGTCCCGTCTATAGGCTGCTGCACTTCTATGTTCCCGCCGTCGTAATACGGAGCCACTGACAGCGCGCTATCGATCATCGGGATGAAACTGATGCCGGCGCACACCAGCCAGCCATGACGCGTGATCGGGTTAGCTCCTACCTTTGGAAAAAGATATTTGGTAAAGAGCCTATGCGGGAAAAGGCGTTCAGGAAACATTTAGGTTGGATCCAAAACGACCGCTGTACGATTGCCATCAGCGTCGGCATCCACAATCAATCTGTTTTTCATGTCATTAGTGTCGCGCGTTATAACCTGCGGCGTTGCCGCGCCACTTAGTTTGCCGCAGAGCGCTGACAACACTAGGCGATGACAATCGCGTTCAGTTATTCCTAATTCCACACCATTAGCCTTAGTAAATTTAGCCTCTGCAATGCTATCGCGCTCTCCAGCCTCTAGCGTCATTGCATCTCCCGCCACTGCTCTGCTTGAAATCGCCGCGTCTAGATTAGCCAGCCGCGTATCGCCAATAGCAGTAAGCGCCGCGCCTCCCGTTCCGATAAGAGAGCCGATGGCATTGACTGCGGTTATAATGTCAGACTGGTCAGCAGGGTCAATTGGCAAGTTATCCGTTTTAGCTTTAATCGCTAATATGTCCGCATTATCGGGCGCGGTATAATCCGCAGCGGCAAGCCGCGAAGACATAGCCGCGTCGAGATTAGCCAGCCGCGTATCGCCCAGCGCTGTTAGACCTGCGCCCGCCGTCCCCACCTGCGCCGCAAGGCTTGTTAATGTTGCTTCATTCGCAGGATCATTTGGCAAATTATCCGTCTTTAATTTTATAGCATCATCCACAGCTTGAACAGCCGCAATATCAGCAGAGATAGAAACACCAGTTGGCGCTCCTAATCGCGCAAAAGCATCACCAGTCATAGCGGGCGCTGTGGAGGACTTCCAATCTATGACATTACAGTCTATTTGATTCGCAACCGTAAAGGCCATCTTATCAGTTTGAGTTTTAATTGCAGCGCTATCGGACTTAATAGAATCCATATCAAGCCCGCCCGCGTCACTTATCGGCAAACCTCCAGCCGCGTCTGGCGCCGCATTAGGCAAGGCAGTTAAGCCCAGCCTCACCGCGTCAGCAGGATTAAATGAAACAATTTGCGCAGCTTTACCATCATATGGGTCTGCGCCAGTTGCTGTAGCGTGCAAAAGAATCTCACCAAGCGTATTTGTGTCAGTAGAATTGCCTGCGACTTTATACCAACCATTCCCTATTTCAGTAACAGCGCCAGATGGCGCGGCAAAAGAAGCACCAGCCTTTGATATTGTTACAGTAGGACTTAATCCAGTTTTACCTGTAATGTGATCAGAGCTATCAACCATTAGGAATGTTAAAGGAGTCCCAGATGAACTTTGAAGTATGAGCAACATTTATACCCCCAACTGTCGTGAACCGATTCGCGGCGCGATTGAACGCCTAGCAAAAACGCTACCACCAGCAACAGGAGAAGCAATCATCATCATAAGCGGCAAACTATTAAATCCATCATCCGTAAACGTAACAGAGCTACCACTTGCCTCTCCGCTACAGGATGAGCGAAAGCGCGAATACAAACCACTTGTATCAGTGTTACAATAAACTCCCAAAACATATTCCCCTGAATCCGGCACAGTGTAAGGAGAATCAAGCGCAACAGATTCCCAGCCTGTCGCTCCGTGCGTGAAATTTTTACTCGCAACAACGTCATAATTTGTAGTTGAATTGCGCTTCAAAAGCTTAACTGTTTTTGATCCGCCATAAACACTATAGAGCCCAATCGAGTTAACAATCAAACCTCTAAAAATTAAATCATTATCAACAGAAGTATATCCAGTATAGCCATGCGTGAGTGATCCCACCTCCGCCGCCCTACATGTTGTTGAATCTGCTATTGCTGATAATTCAAATCTAAAGCATGGTGCAAAAATAGCGTCTTCACTATACCCAGTTGCACTACCTGTTTGATCGCCTGCTTTATAGCCGCGTGGATTGTTTGACGTGTTAGTTGCATAATATCGCATGTTGGTTGCGAAATAAGCCCCCAAAACGATATCACCGCTTGCAGGTGTCGTATAAGGGGATGACAGGGTGAAGTCTTCCCAGCCAGTGCCTCCGTGCGATATGCTCTGATCATATAATACAGTGTAATCACCTGCGCCATTTCGCTGCCCAACCTTCGCTTTGCCAGAAAACGCTAGTGATGAATAAACCCCAACCTTGGTAATGGTCGCGCTGTTTTCAACAAACTTTGTGCGCTCAAATGCCGTATAACCAGCATAGCCAGCCGAATTAACTACAGGCTGGGGCGAGGTGTCTAGTAAATACATCTCAATCCCAATATCACGCAAAAATCATTTGATATTCAGGGGCGCGGGCTGGGGAAGCGAGCATGACCGTTGCGGCGTTTAACATTTTTATTGTCCACAAGACAGTCATATCAGTTCCAATGCTGCTTCACGATTGAATTGGCTGGAATCTCCCAAGGCTTCGGCTTACCGTGAAAGAAAACGATGCGCGCATTATCTGGCATCGCCCTGTCCTGCACGTCGAACCGATACGACAATACGCCGTCCTCGCGCGTCCACATCTTCTCGCCGTTGAGCTGCCGCGACACCCATGCCTGATCGCTGCCGCAGCGGTGCTCCCGCATCACAGTCATCGGCGAGGTCTTCCGGTCGAACGTCTCCCACACCTGCGCCCGCGCTCCTGCGTTCATCAGAACCATGCTCGTGTTGTACTTGAATCGGTCAGGCTTGGATCTGGCAAGCACATCTTCCCAAACAACGAAGTCATCGTCGTAGCGGTCGAGCAGAGGGTCAAGTGATCCGCAAATAACCGCATCCAGATCGATAACGCATAGGCGCTCACCAAACAATTCAGCCGCGTCAGGTCTAAAAGCAGCGAGTTTCGGAAAGGCATTGCCGTACCTGATTAGTTCCTTCTCCAGCGGAGCAACCCGAATGCCGGCATCCAAGCCAGCAGCGTCGTCTGTCGCGCACACCAGCTCATGCGGCAGGGACAGGTTCCGGTCGATCATCCGCCGCAAGACGTTCACGTGCTTCGACTGGTACTTGTTGCCCCAGCGGAAGCACAGGAACGTGATCGGCGCTCTCGTCCCACGCGCGGGCGAGCCACTTGCAGCGCGCTCTGAGCACGGGATCTGCCGGGTTGAATCGATCGTGGAATGAAACAAGTTTGACTCCCTGTCCTAGCTCGTCGCCCTGGCACTCTTTCGGGTCATCGCGAAACGCATAGATGCCGTCCTGCTTGCCGAACGTCGGTGGGTCACTGTCGTTCTTGTAGGTCAAGTGCGCAATGACCGCCTGATCGCTGCCGACCCAGCCGCACGCCTTGGCAGCAATGGCTGTGAACTCTTTTCTCTTTTTGAATTCGAGCCACACATGCTCCATCGCTCCGGTGTCCATCAGGATGAGCGATGTGTTCAGCGCAAAGTTCCTGTATCTACCTTGCGAGTGGCTGCGCCAAATAATGAACGGCTCGGTGCGCTTGGCAATGTGCGAGATGTCGCCGGTCACCACCATGTCGAGGTCTAGCTGCATTATACGCGAACCGAAGTAGCCCTTCATCTCACGCGAGAACAAACGCAGCCGCCTGTAATTTGGCTTGAGCAAGATCCCGCTGTCCGAGTAATGTGGGCGACCGCAAGATACACTGTTGATATCTACGACTCGAATTTCCTTGTTCAGCCCGACCGGGTCATCAGTCGCGCAGTAATAATTGAACGGCACACCCATGAACCGCTTTAGTTGATTGTACTGGCGGTTTACCTGCTCAGATGTGTAGTCAATCCAGCCAACCTTGTTCTTCCACTTCCAAACCACGACGCTAAGCGGCATTGCGGGTGATCCTTGCAAAGCCCTTGACGGTGTCGATCATCTCGATGTTATACGCGCCGTTGAGCCGCTTCAAAGTATTCTGCTCGCCCTCGCGCTTGGCATCGTGCAACAGAATGACCGGCGCTCGGTCCAGCGCGAACAGGAGCGTGTTCAACCGGCTGCAATTTTCCTGACCTGGAAAACGCGGCGCAAATTTCGGACTCGCTTCCATTCCAACAGGACTGTCGACGAATATCAGATCGAACTTCTTACCGTTGAGTGCAGGGATCTCGATGACCGGCGTGTTGTTGTATGGAAGCAGCTTCACGTTCTTGTACTTGGCGAGGTTCGCCTTCGCGATCATGAACCACTTGGCCTGGTGCTCCAGCGTCGTGATGTCGGTGCAACCAGCCTCGACCCATGCCAGCGTCGAATTGCCCGGGCCAAACTCCAGCACCGTCTTGGCGTTCGCGCGCTTGGCCTCGGCGATCAGCGTGCCGTAGTCGTCGAACGTGAATACGCTCTTTTCTTCCTTATACAGTTCAAACACGCGCCACTTCCTCCTCGTAGTCGCCAAACGGAAACATCCGGTGCGCGCTGTCGGGGTTGACGTTCACGCACTCCAACCCGAACTTAGCTGCTGACTTCGCCACGTAATTGAGATCCGTCGCGTGCCGCGCCCAGTTTCCCTCGCGCTGATCGTAAGGGTGCTTCTCGTGGTGGTGCGTTCGCCCGTTGCCAGCCTTGCCGTCGAGGCCGAGCAGCACGCAGCGCTTCGCGCCGTAGTGCATCGCCACGTTGATCGCGGCGGTCATCGTCGTCGCGTTGATGCAAGCCGCCCCGCGATTAGTGGCCAAGCCGTTGTCGGGGCGGAAGCGCATCAGCGGCTTGAACCTCTTGTCAAACTTGCCGGCTGCGAGGCTTATGATCGTGCCGGCAAACGCTTTTAGCTCCTTGCGGTCCACGTGCCAGCCCCACCAATCCGGATCGCTGAACACCAGCGCGTCGGCTGAGGGGTAGGCAAGATAGCTGGTATTGATCACAATGACGCGCCTGCCGGCGAGCTTGCTCAGATCCAAGTTAAGAACCGAAGTGCCGCCGCCGAGTATGAAGACCGTCTCACCCGGCCACTCGCGCGGGACGCTCCAGAACAGGCTTCGTACAGGGACCACAGAGCGGAGTGTTACGTCCGCTCTGCGTATTACTTTCTGCATGGCCTATCAGGTGGTCGCGTCGCTGCCTACCATCAGGCACTTCGGGAGCCGCACGTAGGACAGGTGGTTCGACTGAAGTTCCAGCCGCACGCCCTTGTCGTTGTCCATCGGAATCATCTTGCTGTAGCGCGGGAGGCCCACAGTGTTGACGGTCTCGATGTAGTCGGCAGGGCAGAACACGGTGTTGAACATGTTCGGCACGCCGAGCGGACCAAAGTAGCAGAGGTCCGGATCGATGAACGGCGTGTCGCCGATGTAGCCCTGATAGTTCTCGAACAGGATGCCAGCGTAATCGAGCTGCTGGTACGGAGCCAAGGTGCGCAACCGCTGGCCTTCCTGATACGCAAACGTGCCGCGCACTTCGGTGTGCGAGATCAGCCGATCCCAGAAGTTATCGCCGCACAACCCGAGGATGCCAGTGGACGGCAAGCCGCCCAGGTTCTTCTGAATCGTGCGAACGATACCGTAGCACTTCTGCGCCACCGCACCTGACGCGGGCGAGGTAGCTTGCAGATCGAAGTACACCTCGTCCTCCTGCGTCACGCCCATCTCGGTGAAGAGATTGAGCGTCGAGGAGTCGGCGTAGGTGATCACGCCCTTCCACGCGCCGACGCGCGTGGCTTCGAGCGTCGCGTCGAAGTACGGGACGTTCTGCGCCATGCGGGCATTGACCACGCCCTGCACTGTTTGCGTAGCCATCTCGCTACCGAACGCGCGCACGCCCTGCACCTCGTCGGCCATTACCGCATCGTCGATCTCGAAGTGACGGGCAGGAATGGTGCGCATCGTGCGCTTGACCTTCTCGGTGGTCGTGCCGGGACCGCCGCGCGGCGTCGGAGAGATTAGCGAGATCACGCCGTCCACCTGTTCGAGTCCGACGCTGGTAGTTGTGATACCGCGTTCGCTGAAGATGCCCATCGCGCCGAGACGTCCAGGCGTGTAAGGCAAGTTGTTGAAGCTGTCGGTGAGTGAAAGAATACCGAAAGCATCAGAGTTGAAGACATCCAACATTGCTCAGGTTCCTTTGTGGTTGAACGCTATGATGCGTTTCGGTTTCTAGCGGACTTTGATCTTGGAGTTGGACAGCAACTCCGCGTTCTTGGTGGCGATCTTGCTGCCGTCGTTCACCGTCGTGTCATAGAGCAGGCAGTTGCCGTTGACCTCCGCGTCGAGGTTAAGGACAGCCGCTACCACGTCAGCGTCGGTAGCGTCGACGTAGTTGATGCAGATGGCAATACCAGTCTGCGAGCCGTCAGCACCGGTTGCCGGCGACGGGACGTACTTGCCGCCGCTGGTGAGCTTGCCGAGCACGGTGCCGGGATAGACTTTGCCGGCTCCGCCGCTGCCGCCCAGGATCGTCACGTTGTCGCGCGACCCCGCACCATCCAGCTCGCTCAAGATGAACTCGCCAGCATGGTTCGTTTCAGTGAGTGTGGTCATTGGTTGTCTTCCTTTTCAGAAGGGAGGGGTTCTGCGACGCTAGTGCTTGTGCATCTGAGCGTTGCGCTTCGCGTAGATGTCGGCAGCGTTTGGAACGCGCTGCTGCGACTGCGACTGGATCGGCGCAATCGGTCCACCCATCGCCAGCGCCGCGCCTTGTCCGCCCATGCGCTGCTCGATGGTGGGAGCAGCAGCCTGCTTCGGAAGGCTGGCGACGAACGCGATGACGTCGTCAGCCGACATGTCATTTGACTTGACCGCGAGCGAGAGGGCAACCGCCTCCCGGCCCTTGATCTTGTCGCTGCCGAGAATGGCCGCGAACTTTTCGTAGACGGCATTCGCGCCGGCAGTTCGCGCAACAGCAGCAGCCGCGTCAATCGACGCTTCCACCTGCGCAGGCGTGGTGAACACGGTCACCGTATTTCCCGCGATTTCGGCAGCGGGATCGCCGTTCAGTGTGTCCGACATAATTTGCTTCCTTTTGTTGGACAGGGTGGGGGCGATGCGGCCAACGAAGCCGCGCGGTTGAACCGCAGACATGGCATCAGTAAAGCTGCCAACTGCGTCGGCTAGTTTTTGTTTCACAGCGTCCTCGCCAATGAACGTCTGCGCTTCCATCGACATGATCGCATCGGCGGCGAGTCCCTGACGTCCAGCCGCGACAGTCTGCACGAACATGTCGTAGAATTTATTGACCTCCGCTTGCAGATCGGCGCGCACGCCGTCCGGTAGCGGTTGAAACGGATTGCCGTCGACCTTGTGCGCGCCGGCGAAGATGAGTGTGGTGGTGATGCCTTTCTTTTCGAGCGCGCGGCTGTAGTCGGCGTGCAGCAGCACGACGCCGATGGAGCCGAGCACGCCGGTCGGCGCGGTGAATATCTTGTTTGCGCCCGACGCTATCGCGTAGGCCGCAGACGCCGCCATGCCGTTAACAGAGGCGACAACAGGTTTCTTGGATGCCGCAGCTCGGACCACATCCGCTGTCTCAAAAGCTCCAACCGCCTCACCTCCAGGGCTTTCGATGTCAAGGACGATGCCCTTGACGCGTGGATTGGCTGCTGCATGATTGATCTGGAACTGAAGTCCTTCATAGCTGGTCTCTCCTGAGCTGGAGCCGAGCCACGCACCGCGATTGACGAGCGAACCGAACACGCCGATGATGGCGGTGCTGTCTTGCATTCGATACGGCAGCTTCTCAACTCTACCAGTGACCGGGTCTGCAACTTGGTTCGAACCGACGAACTGCGAGGCGGCGGGAGGTGCTGGACCACGCAAAATTTGATTCGCAATTTCTAGCGTCTCTGGAAATGTATTGATCCCAACCAATTCTTTTTCCGGTATTTCAACAGGTATCCGTCCCTCCAGTACACTCAGGATGAGCGGGATCTTGTCCTTGTGCACGAGCAGCGGGCGATTGAGCACGCGCTCCGCGATGCGGTAGAGCATTGTCATTGTAATGGATCCCTAAACTCTATAACCACTTTGCCATGCACGCGCTCAAGCACCCACTCACTCTCATCTTCGTTAAGTTTATAACTTAATGGGTCATCCGGATCGGTAAGTATATTACGATCAACCCAGCCTTCTTCTTCATTTGCTCGCTGTACCAACGGCTGCTCAACGCCATCAAGATAGACAAAACAATGTTTCGGAGTTCCAATCGTCTCCGTCTCTTCGTCAAACCCAACGAGTCCAAGCTGAAACGCATCATATCCTGGTTCACCTTCGAATACAGAAATCTGCATCACATCCTCGTCAACCGCTCGCCGAGCGCGGCGAACAGAACCATGAACAAGATCGCGAACCACGCTGCTCCGAGACTGCGCTTGTCGTCTTTCTGAATCGCGCCGAATGCTATCGCCCAGATATATGAAATAAGAATCAGCGTGTACCCCAGTATGTCCTTGAACATTCAGCTCGCACCCATGCTGTCGTGCGGATCGTCGCAGGCGCGCGTTATCTTCTCGACGAATATCTTCAAATACTTTTCCAGGTCGCCGATGCTTTCGCCGGACAGCTTGGCAGGATAGGTGATAACCACCTGACCTTCAGTCAAAGTAAAAGTTTCTTTTACCGAGTTGTGTTTATTCACGTCGTACCACCCCATAAATCACCCCGCCGTTATCGCGCGACGCCGCGACAATCCCTGCGCCCGGTTGCACTGCTGTTCGAGCTGCTGCATGAGCGCGCGAAGCTCGTTCATGTTGACCGCGCTATAGCGGTTAAGCTCATCGCCGTGGCGCACCTCGATGACACCGCCGTCCGTCATCGCCTTGAAGTAGCGCGGGCGAAGCCACGTGAGGACAGCGCAGGGATCGGTCCAGTCAGGGTCAGCCATTGGGTGCGCCTCCTTGCTGCTGCACCGCTGTGCGGTCGGCGCTGCGTGGGTTCGGCTGCGCCTTAAGCACAGGGTCAGCTATGCCCAGCTCGGCGCGGCGGTCCTGTTCGCGCTTGCGCTGCTCGTACCAGTCGTCGACGTCGCCGCCGTAGGGTGCGAACACAACGCTGTCGGGCACGCCGATCTCCTGCAACGTCTGCGCGGCCATCGCTGACTTAAGCTCGTCGGCCTGCGGCATGGTCGGCCCGCGCCACACGCTCTGCGCGGCAGCTTCCTTGTTCGCGAGGTACGCCTGCACGCCGCCAGGAAACGGCGTGCGCCCTGCCTCGATGTCCTCCTCAAGCCACGCCTCGTAGCACTTCTGCGCGAACGGCGCGACGATATTCTTGCGCCGGTAGACAACGCGCGGCCAATTGGTAGCAGTGCCCATCTTGACGCTGGAAAACGTCGCGCCGGCATAGTCTCCGGTAAACTCCTCGTAAGTCATCGCGGCGGCGCGGCTGCACTCGCGCAGCAGGAACTTGGCGAACGGTTCATAGGTCTGGTTCGGATGTTCGCTGCGGAAGAATTGTAGCTCATCGCCGGGAAACCCATGTAGTATCTTGCCAGCATTTCCCAAGTTGATGTCAGTCTGACGATACCATTCGGCCTTCTCGACGATGAGCCTTTCAAAAGCCTTTTGCTCGCCGGTCGTCTGCATCGCCTCGATCACGTCGTCTGTCGGCGCTGCGGACTTAAACATCGCGGCGAACACCGCTTGAATGATCGCGGCAGTGAGCGTGGCATCTGCGAGCTGGTCGAACTGCCGCGTGACTTTCAATATGGGAGTGAACGGGCTGATGCCGCGCACCTGATCGGGATCGCCGTCGAACACGTGCACGACCAGCGGGCGTCCCATGACGTCAGTCGCTGGCACCTCGACGTCCTCGATGTTGTCGTACATCGGGTAAGGAATGCGGTTGAGCACGTAGCCAACCGGCGCTCCGGTCGCGTCGACACGCACGCCGTTGAACAGGTTCGGCATCTCCGTGCGCAGGCTCATGCGCCAAGCAGGCAGCAGCTTGACCTTGGTCTTGAACATGGTGCCCTGCCGCTCGATCCACGGTAGCGTCGCCAGGATCTCGCCGGTCGCCATGTAATGGCGGTACGCTTGACACTGCATCTGCCCGAACGAGAAGCGCGCTCCGGCGTCGCAGGCGCGCGGGTGCTCGGCCCACATGCTGAAGCGCGTCTCGACCTCTCGAGCCCACTGGTTCGCAAACGACTGCTCCCAGCCGAGCGCTTGCGCGTTGGGCTTCGCGCCGAGCTGCAAGCCGTCGCCTACGACGGAGGCCACCGACTGCTCGATGCAGCCCGCGAGCCAGCCTGAGTTCTGTATGCTGTTGACGGTCCGCGCGGTCGCCATCCGCCACGCGGCGCGCACGTCGTCGTTCGCCTCGCGCAGCGCGGGGTGCCAGTGGAAGAAGACCGGCGACGCGCTCATGCTGCCGCCTGCGTAGCCTGACTGCCCGCGCGAGTGAAAGCCGACGTTGCTGCCGGCCTTGGCGCGCGGCTTAGTCAGCGCGGAGCGAGTGCGTGGTGCTTTGCGTTTCATCTATTCAACATCCCTGACAATCGACCGAAGCGCGGCTGCGGCGTGGAGGGCGGCATCTGGTCCTTCGGCTTCGCTGCATGTGCGGAAGTAGTGAGGACATCAGGACGGGCAACGACATCCTGAGGGGGCGGGCTAGTCGTCGGGGAAGCCTGACGCCTCTCTACTTCGCGCACCGCACGCAAGCGTTCCCAGTTCTCGGGACCGCGTGTGTACCAACCGCAGCGGACGGCAGCCGCCTCTGCGTAAATCTCGGTATCAAGAACTTCGTTTCGGTCGTGAGCCAGCCGCCACACCGCACGCGGGAATCCCCAACGGTCCACTACCACCTCTCGCCGCTCAGCAGTAAGCTGCATGTAAAACTCATCCGCGAGTCCGCGTGGATAACCGCAATAGCCACGTGCGGTGGGGTCCAGTTTTTTAAGCTGCTCGTATAGGGACGACTTAAGGCCGCTAGTCCCCACATTGTAGAAACGCTTCTGCGCCTTGACTGTCTTTCCATCGCTACGCTTCTCCGTCTTGGTCAGTTGCAGCGGCGGAGCGTTGTCGGACTTCGCGCCGCGAACGATGATAACCTTGTTCCATGAATGCTTGCGCTCACGCACCCAACCGAACACGTCGTTGGTCCAGGCGTTGCCGTCAATGGCGAGCATGTCGATGTGCTGCCCGCCGATGGAGTGGAACAGTAATTTGTCCAGAGCGTCTCTGCACTCAATCGTCGATATGTGATGAGGTATAACGCGATAGTCAATAGTCCAACGGCGAAGCTGATCTCCAAAACCCTTGACGTGAACTTCCGTCCGGTCACCCTGGCAGTCAACGCCAACGCATATAAGCAGAGCACCAGCAGGAACAGTTCCACGTTCGTAGTCAGTTGCGCGATCACGGATGGCCTCCCACGGAGGTGCCTCGCTCGCACGCTCAAACTCCAACCCCAGCACCTCGTTGAAAAATACCTGCTCAGCAGCCGGGTCTCCCTCAGCCGCCAACCACTCGGACGCGATTGAGGCCCAATCGCGCGCCGTGCTGTATGCACGCCAGATGTGGAAGCTGACGTCGACGGCTGAGGGATTTTCGGCGACCCATCGACCGCGCCGAAGAATGTCCAGCTTGTGCTTGTGCTCTATAATTCCGCCGCAGCTCACGCAGGTGAAGTGCGCTTCGTCTTCCTTGCCTTGCTCGATGCTGGCCTGGAAGTTCGCCCATTCGAGCGGCTGGTAGTGCTCGCAGTGCGGACAGGGCACGTGCCACTTTTCCTGAGTGCCTCCAACGTAGGCGCGGCTAATGCGGCAAGTCTTAGCAACGAGCGGCGAAGATATCTTGAACAACTTGGCCCAATCGAAAGCACTACTGCGTCCGTCGGCTTGCCGCTCGGGATCTCCTGCTTCATTGGGCACCCACTTCGATAGATCGTCCTGCACCTGACGCGGCACGGAGATCATCGCGAGCGAGGCTTCTGAGTTCGCGCCGCTTATCTGCAACCAGCCGCGCCCGTCGCGTCGCTCCTGGTAAAGCACAGTGTCGGTGCTGTCACGCGTCTTGACCGTGCCGAACATGTCGCGCAGCTTCTCGCTCTGCCGCCGCATCGGCAACCACTTCGTGCGCGCCCAGCGCATGGCGTTGTCGTGCGTCGGCAGCACGTAGAGGAACGGACCTGGGTCGAGGTCCATGATCGCCGCCAGGAAAATCTGCGCCACGGTGGTCTTGAAGATTTGCACCGACGCCTTCAGCGTGACGGTGCGCGACGGATGCTCGGGCGAGAGGCACTGTAGAATACGCTCCATCGGCGGGTGCGTGTTGCGACGGTAGGGACCGCGAAACGGCGACTCGCTCCCGAACACGATGTTCTTCTCCGCCCACGCGTTAAGGTCCATCGGCGGCGGCGGTTTAAGACCGCGCGCCATCACCGCGTTGGCAACCTTTACTGGGTCGGCGAGGATGTTCACGCCGCAATCCTGTGCAGTATGGATTCAAACTCCGCGCGTGCGCGCCGCTCCTTACCACGCACCAGCGCCAGCGCGATCTTGCCGCGATCAGTGAGGCGGTACTTGTTGCACGTCTTGTAGATCAGTTCGTTCTTGTAAAGCTTATGCACCGCCGCGTCCGCTGAGCGCCTGCCCCAGCCCGAACGGTCCTGAAGCTCGCAGCGTTGCATCTCGCCCGCGCGGTCTATCGCCTCCAGCACGTCGCGGTCGAAGTTGTAGAGGCGGTGGAGGTGGTTCACTCGGCAGCCTCCGCGAACTCCTTCGACTTGTCGGCCTGGAAGCGGCGGTAGCTGGCGCGGGCCTCAGTTGCCACGAGACGCCAGTCGAGGTCGAACTTGGCGGCGAGGTCTTTGGGCAAAATATTGACTATGAAGAAGTCGTTGTCCTGCATGAAAGCGGCTTGTACTTTGCCCCACGCTTTTTCTGCTTCCTCGCGGTCCAGCCAGCGACCTTCTTCCTTGGCGAGTTCGAGCTTGAGGCGCTCAGCTTTCAGCTCTGCCTGCTGGGCCTCAGCGTTGCGGCGTCTGCGCATGGTGGTGACAGTTTGGTCCGACGCAGTAACTACATCCTCCACCACAGGTGCTACGTCGCAGGTTGCGGTCTTGGTGGGCCTGCGGTCGTCCGATAATTCCTTGAGGTCAAACATGGCGCGCTCGTACCATATCTTCCCGTCCACCACCGCTGCTGGTGTGATGCGACCGCGCTCGATCCATTGGGAAATGGTGGGGTTAGCGCGCCCCAGGCGGCGTGCGAGTTCTGACTTACTTATAAGGGTTTTTCCGCTGAGCGTTTCGATTGCCATTACTTCGTTCCGTAGGAAAAGAATCGGCTGCTGAATTTATCCCT